GAAAAAACGGAAGTGCAGAAGCAGGACAAGCCGATGCCGGCACGCCCGTCCAGTGTTCCGGTCCTTTCACTCAACATCGAGAACCTGCATGTCCACATGGATGAACGCATGACCTCTTACAACTACGGTTTCGGTCAGGAGCCGGATGCTGAGGCAGACGACCCGGTAGAGGATATCGACTTCGATGAGATGCTGGAGCGTATCCACAAGGAAACTGGTCTGTGCGAGAAGGTCATTCTGGCAGTTCTGAAGGCACAGGCCGATTATCTGGATGACCTGTGGGGTGATGAGGAAGAAACCGGAGAGGAGGCAAACGCATGATGGACGAACTGAATGCTTTGAATGCTCCGAAGAAGGTCGTGGATGGGCTGACCGAGGTTTTTGAAGGACTCGCCCAGATGTTTGAGGGCGTGTCTGACCAGCTTGAACTTCTGGGCGCAGATGCTGTCCCGGAGGGAAAGCGTATCTTTCCGGTCGTGGATCAGAAAGCTCCTGCTGTGTCTGAGAAGAAAGGTTCAGCAGCACCGCATCCCCGTAGGAAGCCGATCAAGAAGACCCGAAAGGTAGAGGAAGCTGTGGACAAGCCGGAAGATCCTGTCAATGACAGCGACAGTGATGCCGGTGCAGACACACAGCTGGAGGCCGAGAACAGTGTCGGGGAAGCAGAGGATACCACAGAAGAAAACTTCCCGGCGGATGATGCAGACGCCTTGCCGTGGAGCGAGGATACTGGTCAGGAGAAGAAGAATGTTCAGAAGGACGAGCCGACTGATAAGACCGAGCAGGAATCATCTGCTGCCGCTAAGACACCATCTGCGGTGACAATCACCAAGGATGATATCACGGCGGTCATTGTGGCGAAGATCAAAAAGAAGCGCGACAACAACGAGAAGATCGGTCGGCTTCTGAAGACTTATGGTGTAGCCCAGCTGTCTGATCTGCCTGCGGAGAAGTACGAAGCGTTTCTGGCCGATGTTTCCCAGATTTAAGGGAGGTCGCTATGCCAGAAGTACACGCAATCCTGTCTGCTTCCAGCTCGAAACGTTGGCTGAACTGTACGCCTTCGGCAAGGCTGGAGCAGAACTTTCCAAATGAATCCTCGGTGTATGCCGAGGAAGGAACAGCTGCCCATGCTCTGGGTGAGTATAAGCTCCGCAAGTACCTGCATGAGAGGGTGCAGCGTCCGACCTCCGAGTACGAGAACGAGGAGATGGAAGCGAACACTGACATTTACGCAGAGTTCATCATTTCCACGGTGGAGCGCATCAAGGAGACCTGCCCGCATCCACTGGTCATGGTGGAGGAGCGGCTCGATTACAGCTATCTGGTTCCATCTGGCTTCGGTACCGGCGACTGCGTGATCATCGCAGACGGGACACTGTATGTCATGGATTACAAGAACGGCAAAGGCGTATTCGTCAGCTGTGACCACAATCCGCAGATGATACTGTACGCCTTGGGCGCTTATCACGCCTACGGATACCTGTACAACATCAAGCAGGTGTCCATGACCATTATCCAGCCGCGACTGGAAAATATCTCAACGTATGAATGCAGTGTGGAGGAACTGCTGGACTGGGCAGAGACCTATGTTAGGCCGAGGGCAAAGCTGGCCTTTGAAGGAAAAGGCGAGCAGGTTCCCGGAGACTGGTGCCGGTTCTGCCGTGCCAGAACTTCCTGCAAAGCCTGTGCTGAGGAAGCTCTGGCACTGGTGAAGGAAGAATTTCTGGATTTGGATGAAGGTGTTCTTACCGATGAGGAAGAGGAAACCGATGCCACAGCAACTTTCAATCTGGATACCTCCGCACCGACCTTCAAGTCCCCGGCGCTCCTTTCCAAGACGGACATCGAAAAGATGCTCCCGACCCTGAACCGCATTGAGTCCTGGATCGAGGCCATCTTTGCCTATGTCAGTTCCGAAGCCATCAACCACGGAGTTGCGTGGGATGGCTATAAGGTGGTCGAGGGCAGGAGCAAGCGGCAGTTCCTTGACACAAAGTCGGTGGTAGCTGCAGCAGAAAAAGCCGGATACACCGATATTTACAAGACTGAGCTGATCTCCCTTACTGAGTTTGAAAAGCTCATGGGAAAGAAAAAGTTCAAGGAGATTCTGGGAGAGTATGTGGTCAAGCCACCCGGTAAGCTGGCTCTTGTACCAAACTCTGATCCCAGAGAGGCAGTCAATCTGGAGACTGCCGAGGATGAGTTCACGCCCCTTGACTGAGGCTGGACATAGAAAAAACGCATTACACAACAGGATGCCGCAGTCAGATGAGAGGCGCGGCATCACAAAAGAATTTGGAGGATTTTTATTATGGCTAAGAAAATTACCAGTGCAACGAAGCTCGTTATCCCGTGCCGCATCTCTTTTGCCAACATCTTCGAGCCGAAGAGCATCAATGGCAGCGAGGCGAAGTATTCCGTTTCCTGTCTGATCCCGAAGGACGATAAGAAGACCCTGCTGGCGATCCATAAGGCGGTCGAAGCCGCGAAGGAAGATGGCAAGGTCCGCAAGTGGGGCGGCAAGATTCCGCCGAACCTGAAACTTCCACTGCGTGATGGTGACATCGACCGTCCGGATGATGAAACCTATCAGAACCACTTCTTCCTGAATGCCACCAGTAAGGATGCACCGCAGGTTGTTGACCGTCATGTTCAGCCGATCATGGACCCGATGATGGTCTACTCTGGCTGCTTCTGCAATGTCAGCGTCAACCTCTATCCGTTCAATGCCAACGGCAACCGTGGCGTTGCGGCAGGTCTGGGCAATATCCAGTTCGTTAAGGACGGCGACCGTCTGTCCGGCCGTGCATCTGCGGACTCCGACTTTGATGCTCTGGAAGATGATGAGGATGTTCTGGGCGGCGATGCCGGTGAGGAACTGCCGGATTATCTGAAGTAAGACCCGGTGTTTCAAGGACACAAGTAAATGAGCACGCCGGGAGATGCAGAGGTGTCTCCCGGTTTTTTCTTAGATATGGGGTGATTTTTTGAAAGAGATATTGGTCGATATTGAGACCTACAGCGAGGTGGATATCGGAAAATGCGGTCTGTACCGCTATGCCGCAGATACCAGCTTTGAAATCCTGCTGGTAGCCTGGGCAACCGATGAAGGGGATGGCTTTGGCGAGACAAGATGTGCAGACCTTGCATCGGGAGAAGTCATACCGGATGAACTGCTGGAGGCATTCCAAACCGGCAATGTGCGGCTGATCGCACACAATGCCGCCTTTGAGCGTGTCTGCTTCTCCGTGCATCTGAACCGGCACTATCCCGGACAGTATCTGAAACCGGGAGAGTTCCTTTCGCCGGATAGCTGGATCTGCACGATGGTCATGGCAGCATCGCTGACTTTGCCGCTGGCACTGAAAGGTGTCGGTACGGTGTTGAAGACCAGCCAGCAGAAAGACAAAGAAGGTGAGCGGCTCATCAAGCTGTTTTCTGTGCCATGCAAGCCGACCAAGTCAAATGGGATGCGGACCCGGAATCTTCCGGAGCATTACCCGGCGGACTGGGCAAAGTTCAAGTATTACTGCATTCAGGATGTCAATACCGAGGTGGACATCTACAAGAGACTGAAGAAGTTCCCAATGACGGAACTGGAATGGCAGCATTATCGCACGAATGAGCGCATCAATGACCGCGGCGTGAGAATCGATACGGAGTTGGTGCAGGAAGCAATCACCTGCGACCTGATGCTCTCCGATGCCATGAGCAGGAAAGCCTACGAGCTGACGGGACTTGAAAACCCGAATTCCGTATCTCAGTTGAAGACATGGCTGGAGGAGCGCGGCATCCCGATGGACACGCTCGGAAAAAAGGATGTAGCCCAGATGATCGAAGAGCTGGACAAGAACGGAGTAGATGCTGAGGCAATGGATATGCTGAAGCTCCGGCTCCAGATGGCAAAAAGCTCTGTGAAGAAATATCAGGCGGCGGAACGCTGTGTGTGTCCTGACGGCAGAGCCAGAGGACTGTTCCAGTTCTATGGAGCCAGCCGTACCGGTCGATATTCCGGCCGGAATATCCAGCTGCAAAACCTCCCACAGAACCACATCTCAACGCTGGATGAAGCGAGAACACTCGTGAAGTTGGGGTGCTTCGATATGGTCGAGAGTATCTACGGCAATACACCGGATGTCCTGTCCCAGCTGATCCGCACCATGCTGATCCCGAAAGATGGATGCGAGTTCATCGTGGCAGACTTTTCTGCTATTGAAGCCCGTGTGCTTGCGTGGGAGGCGGAGGAACAGTGGGTGCTGGATGCGTTCCAGAACGGCGAGGATCTCTACTGTGCTACCGCTTCCCAGATGTTTCATGTGCCTGTTGTCAAGCACGGCATCAACGGTGACCTGCGTCAGAAAGGGAAAATTGCGACTCTGGCTTGTGGCTATGGCGGCTCCTCCGGCGCACTCATCAGTATGGGCGCATTGCAAATGGGACTGCACGAAGAAGAACTGCCGGAGATCATTGATTCCTGGCGGGAAGCCAACCCGAAGATCGTGCAGTATTGGTGGGATACCGAAAAGGCTGCGATGACCGCCTATAAGACCGGGGAGCGGCAGGAGGTCGGAAAGATCGCCTTTGAGTTCTATTCCGGCACCCTCTGGATGGTGCTTCCGTCAGGCAGACGGCTTGCGTATCTGAAACCGAAACAGCAACCGAACCGCTTCGGCCGTATGAGCCTGACCTATGAAGGTGTGGGGCAGAATCACAAGTGGAGCAGACAGGAAACCTACTCCGGTCGGCTGGTCGAGAATGCAACGCAGGCCATTGCCCGTGACATTCTGGCTGAAGCGATGGACCGCATCTCAGCAGAGGGGTTGAACATTGTGGCTCATGTTCACGATGAAGTCATCATCGAGGCACCCAAGGGTCAGTACACAGTGGATGAGGTCTGTAAGCTGATGTCGGTCAACCCGGCATGGTGTAAGGGCTTGCCGTTGGCGGCAGCTGGTTACAAGGGTGACTACTATTTCAAAGACTAAGGGGTGAACAAGATGCCGCATGTATTGAAAATGAAGGACGGAAAACTCCTGACACCCTTTGGTATTCGAGACTTGCTGGATGCAGTCGAGGACTATGCCGGTGAGGAACTCCGCCGGGAGATCGAGGAGTATATCGAAACCAATGTGGAGGATATCGATGATTACGAAAAAGAGTATGACCGCATGGAACGGGATGGTGAACGCCTTGCTGACCATCAGCGGTCGGTTCTCTGTAACATCCGGGACGAGGTGGACGCACTGGACGCACTCCTGCAGGATACGCGGCTGAACCGCAGGCGGATGCAGGGAGCAGTACGGATCATCCAGCAGATGATCAACCGAGAACTGTAAACACGGTGCCCTTGCCGCAAGGACACGGACGAATAAAAGGGCGTATAAATATGCGCCGTATAGATAGGGAGGAAAATCGCTATGAAAACAGGAAGAAATTTGCAGGAAGTCCTGGTCGAACTGAACCGTCAGAATCAGGCAAAGCAGGACTTTATCAGTCCGGCACAGGGGATGCACCTCCGGGAAGATGGACACACCTTTGAGATCAACCATCTGACCACGAATCAGCAGGAGGTGTTCGGGACAACTTCGCTGTTCCACCGCCAGGTGGCATCGGCACTGGGCATCCCGGCAAAATATTATGATCTCATGCAGAAAGAAAAGCCGGAACTGCTGGCAGAGAATGTGAACAGCTGGTTTGCGGACAAGCCCAGCTCTTATATGGTTCGCTCTATGGATTACGGTGCCGGACAGGTAGCCCGTGCGCTGCTGTCGGAACGCTATCGCCGTATCGACAATATGGAGATTGCCACAGCTGTCCTGCCGCTGTTCGCAGGTAATGATCAGTACGAGGTGATGTCCTGCGAGGTAACGGAAAACCGTCTGTACCTCAAGGTGGTCAATCACCGTCTGGAGATGGAAGTCCGCAAGGGTGATATCGTCCAGGCTGGCGTGATGATCTCCAACTCCGAGGTCGGTCTGGGAGCTGTGTCGATTCAGCCGCTGGTATACCGTCTGGTCTGCACCAACGGTATGGTGGTCAATGACATGGGCGAACGCCGTCATCATGTGGGCCGTCAGGCAAAGGCGGTGGAGGACAGCTTCACGCTGTATTCGGACGAGACGATGGAAGCGGAGGACAAGGCATTTCTTTTGAAGCTGCGTGATACCACGATGGCTGCCATTGATGAGGCTCGCTTTTCCCAGGTGGTCGGCCGCCTGCAGGAATCTATGGCAGTGCCGATCACCGGCAGGGTACAGGATGTGGTGCAGCTGACTGCCCAGAGCTATGGCATCAATGCCGAGGAGCAGGAAGGTATCCTCAAGTACCTCATTGAAGGCGGCGACCTGTCTCTGTACGGCCTGTCCAACGCAGTCACCCGCACATCGCAGGATGTCGTTTCCTACGACCGTGCCACTACACTGGAGGGCATCGGCTGGCAGGTCGCCACGATGGAGCCGCAGCAGTGGAAGCAGATCAATCAGTAATGGGGAGGGAATCATCATGCAGAAAGAAACACAGGTTATCCGTTGGGTCGATCATAAAGAAGAAAAGGTGCCGGAATGTCGCAATAACCGAAGTCATTCTGATCCGACTGCAAATGAGGCTATCGGGAATGTGATGAGAGAAGAACGGCGAAAAGAGAAAGAGAAGATGTTGAAAGAACTGCTTCCACCAAAGCAGCTAGAATTTGACCGTCTCTTTAAAGCCGGAAACCGTCCGGAACTGAAAGATATTCTCAGCTGGTTTGGTAATGATACGGTCCTTCATATCGGGTCGAAATCGGCTTTCTATTTTATCGGCACGGCTAAGGAACTCAAGAAGGATATGGCTTTTGTCGAGAGCAATATGCAGCCGAAGAAGAACGCAGACGAACCTCCTAAGCGAAAAGCTGTTCCTGTACTTAAGCGTAAAGTCATTGAGGTATACTCCAAGCTTGACCCTTCTGAGGGTGTGATTATCAAAACGGAAGGTTCTGAGAGTGGTAACTTCTGGTTTGGAGCGGAGTATTACGCGGCAAAGAAAAAATACCTCCGGGATTGTAGAAAGAGAAAGGCATCCGTATGAGAGAAAGTGAAGTAGAAAAACAGTTCGTGGCTGCGGTAAAGGCTGCTGGAGGACAGGCACTTAAATTTACCAGTCAGACCATGAATGGCGTGCCAGATCGTCTGGTTCTACTGATTGGCGGCAAGTGTGCATTCGTGGAGCTGAAAGCGCCCGGCAAACAGATGCGTATCCTCCAGCGAAAGCGCAGACAGCAGCTCGAAGCCCTGGGCTTCCCGGTGTTCTGCGTTGACCGCTTGGAGCAGATCCAGCCTGCTGTGGATGCGCTCCTGTGCTGGACACCCGGTGAGCCTATCCCACAGGGGATCGGGGCAAAGATACCGGAGATGCCGGAAGTGAATCTTCCGGAGAAAGGAGGCGGTGTATGAGATTTGTCCCATATGAGTACCAAAGATACTGCACAGAGTATATCAAGACGCACCCAATTGCAGCTCTTTTTCTGGATATGGGCTTAGGCAAAACTGTAATCACCCTTTCCGCAATCAAAGACCTTATGCTTGAGACCTTCGAGGTCAGCAAGGTTCTCATCATTGCTCCACTGCGTGTTGCTCGTGACACATGGCCGGCAGAAATCGAAAAGTGGGACCACCTGAAAGGGCTGGATATTTCCGTCATCGTTGGAGATGTTAAGACCCGGATCGCAGCAGTCCACCACCCGGCAATGATTTACATCGTCAACCGGGAGAATATCAGGTGGCTGGTGGAGTATTACGAGAAAAATGGAATGCGATGGGATTTTAGCATGATCGTGATTGATGAGCTGTCATCATTCAAGAACTATCAGTCCCAGCGTTTCAAGTTCTTACGAAAAGTCCGCCCGTTCGTGAAGCGGTGGGTCGGATTGACCGGCACACCTTCTTCCAACGGTCTCATGGACCTGTGGGCAGAGATTGGAATTTTGGATGGCGGGGAACGGCTCGGCAAGTTTATCGGCCGGTACCGGGAAGCCTACTTCAAGGCGGGTGCGTTGAATCCGGCAACCGGCATCGTGTTCCAGTATGTTCCTAGACAGGGGGCAGAGGAGATGATCTATCAGCGGATCTCGGACATTACGATTTCCATGAAGGCTCTGGATTATCTCAATATGCCGGATTGTGTACCTACAAGGTGCGAAGTCGAGATGAACACGCAGGAAAGGGAACTCTACGATATGCTCCGGCAGGATCTTCTGATTCCGCTGAAAGACGGTGACATAGACGCTGCCAATGCTGCATCACTGACAGGGAAGCTGTTGCAGATGAGCAATGGCGCGGTCTATGACGAGAACGGCAAAGCACGAGTCATCCATGACCACAAGCTGGAAGCTCTCGAAGACCTGATCGAAGCGGCCAACGGACAGCCGGTGCTGGTGGCCTACTGGTTCAAGCATGACCGGGAGCGTATTATCAACCATCTGTCGAAACTGAAAATCAAAGTCCGGGACATCAAAAGCAGTACCGACATTAAGGACTGGAATGCCGGGAACATCCCAGTTGCACTAATCCACCCTGCATCGGCCGGACATGGTCTGAACATCCAGCAGGGCGGACACATCCTGATCTGGTTCGGGCTGACCTGGTCTTTGGAACTGTATCAGCAGACTAATGCTCGTCTTTGGCGGCAGGGCCAGACGCAGGTGGTCACCATCCACCACATCATCACCAAGGACACTGTGGATGAGGATGTCATGGCGGCTTTGGAGCAGAAGGACATGACACAGGAGAAGCTGATCTCAGCGGTCAAAGCGCAGTTGGGAGTTTGATTTCCATGCGGTGTAGGGCGGTAATGTCCTGCACCGCTTTTCTTTAAAAAATTCTCCATTTATTTTTTGGAAGAGGTTCGATTTCTCCACTTTTTCATCGCCTGTGATTTAGAAGCAGACGAAGGGAGAAAGTGGAAGATGAATACACAGGATATCCGAAAAGAACAGGAACAGGTGCTTGCTCACGCTGCCGAAAGGCCGTCTGAGCTGTTTGGGTTGCTGGATTACATATTTGATCATGCAAATGGAGACGTTGACGAAGCAGAAACCAGGATTCTGGACGAAATAAAACGCTGGGTTCGAGATATGTGTAAGATGATTGCAGGGAAAAAAGTGCAACTTAAGAAGCTGAAAGAGCAGCTGCTGTCTGCACCGACACTGACACCTGTAGAAGCCTACTACGCCATGAATTCTGGGTGCTCTGGGGAAGGAGAACGAGTCCAGAGCAGTCATATCTCAGACCCGACTGCAAAAGCAGCAATCGGCGCACTGGATTACATTATCCGAACCTGGCGGGATGATTACAAGAAATCATTGAAAAAATATGGGACACTGGCAGGTGATATTTATCTTCTGGAAATGGCTGCAGATTATGTGGGCGGAGAACAGGGGACGGTTGTTCGGCAGATTTATGTGGATGGAGTTTTCTGGAAAGATGCAGTGGGGTTAGAGGGAAAGTCGCTGTCGTGGCAAGTCATCCGAAAGATGGAACGACAGGCGCAGGAAGAAATGGCTGAATTTATTTTGAAGTACTGGAAAACACAGCGGGAAGAAAATGAGGAGGACATGAAGGATGGCACGGAGAAAGTTGTTTGATAGACCGGTAGATAAGGAAATGGTAGAACGAGCAAAACAGGTCTGTAAGGAATACACAGTGGCGAAGCGGGAACTGCCGGTACTGGAACAGGATCTTGCGCGGTTGGCAACTAAGCGGACTGAGGAAAAAAACAAAGTAATGCGGCAGTTGTATCTGGAAAAAGAGCAGGAACTTCAGAAAATGGTTGACCAGGATAAAGAAATCATCACACTTTTCACAGCTGGAGAGGAGTTTTTAGAAGGAACACCCAGAGAAGTTATTATCCAGAAATTTCTCAACGGAAAAGGATGGAACGAAATTGAAACCCCAGAAAGTAGTGTGGTAAAAATGTCGAATGGCTGTGTAGACCACTATCTCAAAATCGGATATCAGATGATGGGGTATGGAATCCAGCGGTATCTTTCAATACGGGATAAGATGTTGGGGAAGTGAACTTCAGGAGTTCACTTCCCTTTTTTGAATTTTTACCAGTCACGATAAAACATCGAGAGCTATAACTTTTCAGAGCTTTTCATCATAAATGGAGAGAATTGCTTTTAATTGGAGAAAAATGGCTTATATTGGAGAAAAAACGCATTGCATCGTATGTAGACCCGTGCTATAATATAAACTGTCAAAAGCTAAAGAGAAGCAAACAAACAGCCGATAGGTCAAAATCCTGTCGGCTTTTTTCATGCCCTCTTTGGCTTTTTTTATTATGCGTCAAGGAGGTGGAACCCGTATGGGGCGCAAGAAGAAAAATGCAAGACATAGTGTGCATGGTCGCAAGATTCATGTCAACAAGTACATCAATCAATGCGGAAAAACCAAGAAGTGCCGCAAGTCAGCAGTATCCTGGCGGCCGGCATCGAAAGAAACACCGTTTAATGATATGCCGACCTACCAGTGGCCGACTGTGAGAACTCCAAAACAGTATGAAGTCTGGTTCGCAGAGCTAGGCGATCACTCTGGCACTTCGGTGCAGAGCGGTACACGTCCAGTTCTGGTCATCAGCAATGACGTGGCGAATCGTAATTCCCCGGTCATTACAGTGATTCCGCTGAGTTCCAAGTTGAAGAAGCTGGAACTTCCGGTACACATCGTACTTACAGAAAAAGAGTGTGAGATGCTCAGGGATGAGCATTTGGAGGATTCCATCCTGCTGGTGGAGCAGATCACAACCATCGACAAGTTGGTTCTGTTTAATCGGTTTTGCTGTGTGGTCTCCGTTCAGAAGAAGTACGAGATCGAAGCCGCTGTTACAAAGCAGTTTGCGATGCGGGCTTCAACACATGGCACGAATTCTACGAGAAAGGAGGTCTGACCGCTATGGTGGATATCAAAAACATCCCGGCGGAGCTGAAGTCCTCCTGCCGGTTTTGTGTCTGGAAATTTGAAAAGCGGAACGGTCAGAAGACTAAGATGCCGTATAACCCGGAGAACGGTGACAGAGCCAGGATCAATGACCTTCGCACCTTTGCGGATTTCAAGACTACGCTTGTCACTTACGCGATGGGCGGCTATGACGGAATCGGCATTGCGGTTGGCAGTGGCATCGGAGCTTTCGATATCGACCACTGTATCCGTGAAGACGGCACACTGAACGATACGGCGGACACCGTACTTTCAATCTTCCCTACAGCGTATGTGGAAAAGTCACCGTCCGGCAAAGGACTGCGTGGATTCTTCCATGTGCCAGAGGACTATGTTTACGACAAGACAGTCTACTACATCAACAATCGCAGCAAGGGTCTGGAAGTGTATATGCCCAGTGCGACAAACCGCTTCGTCACCGTAACGGGAGATGTTTACCGCACAGGTGAGATCCCGAACGATGAAACGGCGATGACCACTCTGCTGGATACGCTGATGAAGCGAAACAAGCAGGTGCAGCAGACACATTTCCAGCACCATTCGTATCTGGATGATGAGGCTGTCATCGCACACGCCAACGAGGCCAGCAACTCCGAAAAGTTCAAAAAGCTCTTTGCCGGTGAGTGGGAAGACCTCTACGGCAGCCAGTCGGATGCAGATATGGCGTTCCTGTCTATTCTGGCATTCTGGTGCGGCTGTGATGAGGAGCAGATGGACCGCATCTTCCGCACATCTGGTCTGATGCGCCCGAAGTGGGATCGCAAACAGGCTGGTTCAACCTACGGTGCCATCTCTATCCGCAACACAGTCAATACCTGCGCTTCCGTTTACATTCCTGTCAACGCGCAGGACATTGTGGATGAGGAGTTTGCAAATCTTGACTCTGATGATAAAGAGGCGGAGCGGCCACCGGACATCAGCAAGCTCACGCTGTCGCTGGAAGAAATGGCTCCGCACACGAATCCGCGCTACGGCAGGGATGAGATCGGTTTGGGCAACATGTTCGCCGATTTTTTCAAGCCTATCGCACGGTACAACAGTGAACGCGGCATCTGGTTTGTCTATGATGGAGTTGTCTGGCAGCCGGATATGGAGAACCTTAAGGTGGCAGAGCTTGCGAAATATCTGGCAGATAAGCTGTATCTGTTTGCATTGAAGATTACAGAAGAGGATGTCAGAAAGCGGTTCATCGACCGCGTCCGGAAACTCCAGCAACGCAAGCACCGTGACACGATGCTGAAAGACGCGAAGTCCGTATTCCCACTGTCCATGAAGCAGTACGATCAGGATATCTATCTGTTCAACTGCAAAAATGGAACACTGGATCTGCGGACGATGGAATTCCGGGAACACCGCCCGGAGGATTTTCTCACAAAAGTGTCCCCTGTGATATATGCCCCGGATGCCGACTGCCCTCGCTGGCGGACGTTCATCACGGAGATCATGCAGGGGGATAAGGCCAGAGCAGACTATCTTCAGAAGGCTATCGGATACTCGTTGACTGGTGACACCCGCATGGAGTGCTTGTTTATTCTGTACGGTCCGACATCCAGAAACGGTAAGGGTACCACAATGGAGAGTATTCTGCGTATTATGGGCGAGTACGGTAAAAATGCAGATCCGACCATGCTGCAGGCGAAGTTTAACAGCCAGAGCGGAGGACCGTCTGAGGAAATCGCCCGGCTTGCCGGCTCTCGTTTTGTAAACATCTCCGAGCCGGAGAAAAAGATCACTCTGGATGCAGCTCTTACCAAACGACTGACCGGTAACGATACGATCACAGCCCGGTATCTGCATGAGAACAGTTTTGAGTTCCGACCGAACTTCAAAATTTTCATCAACACGAACCATCGTCCGAATATCACAGACCTTACGCTGTTTGAGTCTGGCCGAATCAAAATCATTCCGTTTGACCGGCATTTTGAAGAAAATGAACAGGATAAGGATCTAAAGTCCACTTTTGCTAAACCGGAAAATATGTCCGGCATTCTGAACTGGATGCTCGAAGGCTATAAGCTGTTCCGCAGTCAGGGACTTGCCATGCCGGATTCTGTCGTTCAGGCAACAACGGACTATCAGATATTCTCAGATAAGATGGGTCAGTTTTTTGATGAATGCATTGAAGAAAAGGAAGGGTGTGAGCTTCGGCGCGGTGCAGTTTACACACGCTACAAAGAGTGGTGTGGAGAGAATGGCTACCGGGCAGAGGCAGCCAAGAATCTAAACCAGGAGATTGAAAAGCGGTACAAGACTGCAAGAAAGCGTCCGAATGACGGTGCCTCCAGCAGTACGACTCCGATGGTCCTGGATGTGGCGTTCACGGCAAGTGAAGAGTCAAAAGAGGACTTTGCACCATTGACATCATGAGCTTGAAATTCAAGGTACGGACGGATTTGTTGCGGCTGTTGCTGGAAGAACACAGTGAAATCTATTGTTTTTGATTTTCATAAGTTCCCATCAAAATACCAGCAACACACGACTTCGGAGTCACGTTACCAGCAACAGCAGCAACGCCCCAGCAACAGAAAAACGTAGGAAAATCAAAGGTTTTCGGTGCTGTTGCGAGTGTTGCGAGTGAAAACCCTATTTTATTTATATTATTTTCTTTTATATACTATTTACTTTTTACTAGCAACAATAGCAACAAAAGAAAAAATATAGATCTTAACACCCCTGAAAAGTGCGTAAAATCAATATTTTTGGGGACTGGACACCTCGCTTTGTGAGGAAAGCGCCAGCAACACACCAGCAACAGATTCAGAGGACACATTGGAACTACACAATGGAACATCGCAGGCCGCTTTTGTGGGAGCCTATTTGTGGGCATGGGCAAAGGCGGCCTGCTTTGTGATACATGAAAGAGAGGACAGAACATGAGTAAGATTATTACCTGTGAACAGGTCAGCAATGGTCATCCCGATAAGATCTGTGACCAGATCGCAGATGCCATCGTGACCGACATTCTCCAGCATGACAGGAACGCCCGTGTGGCAATCGAGTGTCTGCTGAAAAAGAGCCAGCTTTTTATTGCCGGCGAAGTCACTACCGATTATCGGCCAAACTACAACCAGATCGTTCACGATGTGTTCAACCGCATCGGTGCTGAAAAGCTGGGCTGGAACCTGACCGAGCTTCTCCGCATCGGCATTCTGGTGGACAAGCAGTCGCCGGATATTGCAATGGGTGTGGACAAGGGCGGTGCCGGTGATCAGGGCATCATGTACGGCTACGCCACCAACGAGACGGCAGAGCAGATGCCGATTCCGTACATGGTCGCCACCAAGTTCCTGCAGTTGCTGAAGAACCATCCGTCCAAGATGTTTCGAGCAGATGCCAAGGCGCAGGTCAGCTACGATTACGACACCGGCCGAATCACCACCTTCCTCTGCTCCGTGCAGCACAGCCCGGATGTGGAGGTCAGCGACTTCCGGCATATCATCGAATCCATGATGGTGCTGGCCGCCTGCGAGTACGGTCTGGATGGTGACTTCACGAAGCTGGTTAATCCGACCGGTCGTTTCGTGCTGGGCGGCAGCTATGCTGACTGTGGTGTGACTGGCCGGAAGCTGGCGTGCGATACCTACGGTGGCATCGGTCGCATGGGTGGCGGTGCTCTGAGCGGTAAAGACCCCACCAAGGTGGATCGCTCCGCAGCATACATGGCTCGGAAGATCGCCAAAGACATCGTGCAGGCGGGCTACGCTGACAAGTGCGAAGTCCAGCTGGCCTACGCTATCGGTGTGATACAGCCGGTGGGTGTGGCTGTGGAGTGCTTCGGTACGGAGCACCAGTCCCTTGACTTCATCGAAGCCTACGTCCATGACAGCTACGACCTGACCCCGCAGGGTATCATCAAGCGGCTGGGACTGCTGGATGTAGATTACAACAAGGTCAGTGCTTACGGTCACTTCGGTAAGGCTGGGCTTCCGTGGGAGGACTGACCTATGCCGTACAGACCAAAGACACCGTGCCATCACCCCGGCTGTCCGGAGCTGGTCGAACCCGGCCGGCTTTACTGTGAGAAGCACCTGCCTCTCCACCCAGAAGCCACCCGCCCGGCAGCGAAGCGTGGATACAACAGACGGTGGCAGAAAGCCAGAAAGTCGTATCTGGAAGCCCATCCGCTGTGTGTGCAGTGTGCCAAGAAGGGCAAGTACGTCCGGGCAACGGTGGTGGATCACATCATTCCGCACCGTGGTGACCAGAAACTTTTCTGGGACCAGAACAACTGGCAGTCGCTGTGCAAGAGCTGCCACGATAAGAAGACGCTGACCGAAGACATCAACCCGACCTACACCTACTGACACCCCCGCTGGGGCCGGGGTCACTTCTCTACGGTGAAGTCACACGGAGACCGGTGCGCCCTTTTCTGTGAAAAACCGCAAAATTGATAGGCCGGGGGTCAGAGGATTAACGGCGCAAAATGAAACAGGAAAATGTACAGGCATCGGAGCTTCGGTTCCGGTGCCATTCTTTTTCCCCGAAATGAACCAAAGTGTGTGAAACCTCTTGTAAACAGGGAGCTTTCGCACATTTTAGCTTGTTCCGGGAGGAACAGGGGCGAGCGGGAATCGGCCGCCGCAACAACGATCCAACCTGGCGGTGCAGTGCCGATTTCCACTTCGCTGCTTTTCGTATGTATTTTGAAATTTTTCTAAGAAACCGCCGAAGAAACGGCGAAAAATGAGAGTGAGGTGAGGGCGGATGGAAGATTACACGGCTGAGATGATCAGGGACATGGCGTTTTCCTTCTGCCCTCAGTGCGGTACGGCAATCGTACCAAACCATAAAGGCAGACCACGGAAGTTCTGCTCACCGGAATGCCGGTCACGGTGGAACAACACCCATCCAAAGCCGGAGAACTGGAAGACCGTGCGGTCGAAGATCTGCCCGGTGTGCGGCAGGGAGTTTTCCTACCGGCACCAGTATGGTCTGGAACGGAAATATTGCAGCCGTGCCTGTGCAAACAAAGGACGCTGGAAGGAGGGCGATGCAAATGGAAGAACCGCTGAACATAGAACGTGATGTGGTAAAGAACGGTGTCCGGCTGGACTGTGTGTTTGAGGGCTATGAGTACCGCCCGGAGAGAGAAGAAGTCCGAAGCCAGCGGCTTGCCGGGTTTGAATGTGTGGAGATCGCAGAAAACACAGGGCTTTCTTTGGAACAGGTCACAGATTACTGCCGGGAACTGGGTCTGCCGGAAACGGGGAGCTGCCAGTTACAGCCACCGGATGGGTCGGGGGAACGGCGCTGTCCGGTTTGCGGACGCATTCTCGTACAGAGAGGAAACAGTGGTCGGAGACGGTTCTGTTCTCCGGCTTGCCGGGAGGAATATTACAGGCAGCATAAGCCTTTTCGGATCGCGGTCTGTAAAAACTGTGGAAGGGAGTTCCATGCCGTAGATGAAGGAAAACGGCAGCGGAAGTTTTGCAGCCTGAATTGTTATTGGGATTATCGATACGGGATGAAGGGAGTGGATGAGGGTGAGTAAGATTATCGGTGTGTTTCCGATGTTCAACACCGGGGGTATCTGTGTACATGCGATTGACGATGCGGAAGATAAGGTCCTGGCATCCGTGAACGGGGAAAACCCGGAATGGTGCGAGATGGCTGAACAGCCGCAGGAAGATGGAGATGAGATGGAGTCGGGCTTTTTGTTCGGCTCCTTTTTCGTGCCGTTCTCCGGGGTCATGCGCATGTGAATCTGAATTAGGAGGGCTTACATGAAAGCGACTGCTGAACTGAAGATGCTGCCGGTGTCCGTACTCAAGCCGGCCGCATACAATCCCCGGAAAAAGCTGAAGCCGGGGGATAAAGAGTACGAGAAGATCAAGAACTCCATCACGGAGTTCGGGTTCGCAGATCCTTTGGTGGTCAATGCCGATAGGACAATCATCGGTGGCCACCAGAGATTGACCGTAGCGATGGAGCTGGGCTATACCGAAGTGCCTTGTGCGGTGGTGGACATCGACAAGACCAGGGAAAAAGCCCTGAACATTGCGCTCAACAAGATCACGGGTGCATGGGATGATTCCCTGCTGGCCGACCTTCTGAAAGACATCGAAGATTCCAACTTCGATCTTGGCAAGACCGGCTTTGAGCCGCCGGAGATTGAGACGCTGTTCAACAAAGTCCACAGCAAAGAGGTCAAGGAAGATGACTTCGATGTGGAATCCGAGCTGAAGCAGCCATGCTTCTCCAAAGAGGGTGACCTTTGGCATCTGGGAAAGCACATCGTTCTGTGCGGTGATTCCACCAAAGCAGAATGCTACGACACCCTGATGGACGGAACCAAGGCAAATATGGTCCTTTCCGATCCCCCTTATAACGTGGATGTGGAAGAGACGGCCGGTAAGATCATGAATGACAACATGAGTGATTCGGAATTTTACCAGTTCCTTCTGGCAGCGTTCCAGCAGATGCACGGTCATCTGGCAGATGATGGTTCCATCTATATCTTCCATGCCGATACCGAGGGTTTGAATTTCCGTAAGGCATTCAAGGATGCCGGGTTCTACCTGTCCGGGTGCTGTATCTGGAAGAAGAATGCGCGGGTGCTGGGACGCTCTCCTTACCAGTGGCAGCACGAGCCGTGTCTTTACGGCTGGAAGCAGAAGGGAAAACACCAGTGGTATTCCGACCGGAAGCAGACGACCATCTGGGAGTATGACCGGCCGAAGTCCAACAAGGACCATCCGACCATGAAGCCCATCGGCCTGATGAGCTATCCGATCCGCAACTCCACCATGACCAACGGTATCGTTCTCGATCCGTTCCTGGGCAGCGGCTCGACCCTGATCGCCTGTGAGGAGACCGACCGTGTGTGCCGGGGCATCGAGCTGGACCCGAAGTTCGTGGATGTGATCGTGAAGCGGTACATCGAACACAGCGATGGTCACTACGATGATGTGTTTGTTGTCCGTGACGGTCAGAAGCTGAAGTTCGAGGAAGTGGCGACCTTCGAGCCGGAAAGCGAGGATGCTGATGCCTGATGTAAAATGCGTCCTCATCCATGACAACTTCCAGAATTTCAAGTCTTATAACATCCCCAAGGCGCAGCTGGTGATCGCAGACATTCCGTACAACATCGGTACAGATTTCTATGCCAGCCGGCCGGACTGGTATGTGGATGGCGACAACAAAAACGGGGAGAGTAGCAAGGCGCGGAAGGCGGCATTCAATACCGATTTCACCTTCAACATTGCAGAGTATTTCCACTTCTGCAACCGCCTGCTGAAGAAAGAACCCGGCACAGGAGAGAAGGATGCGCCGTGCATGATCGTGTTCTGTGCGTTTCAACAGATCCCGAAGGTGATCACCGAAGCAGAGAAATACGGTTTCAAGAATTATATCCCGCTGGTGTTTTGCAAGAACTACAGTCCGCAGGTTTTAAAGGCCAACATGAAGATCGTGGGTGCAACGGAGTATGCTCTGGTTCTGTACCGGGGAAAGCTCCCGAAGTTCCGTAATCTCGGTGAGGACGGAAAGCCCCATATGATCTTCAACTGGTTTGACTGGAAGCGGGATGGCAGGGAATATCCGAAAATCCATCCTTCCCAGAAACCGATCTCCGTGCTGAAACGACTGATCGAGACCTTTACAGATGAGGGCGATGTGGTCATTGACCCCTGCGCCGGCAGCGGCTCCACGCTGAGAGCAGCAAGAGAACTGGGGCGCAACAGCTACGGATTTGAAGTATCCAGAGACTTTTACCAGAAAGCAAATGAGCAGATGCTCGGAGAGGAGGTCGCCGGATGAGCACAGAACAGAATAAGACTTTGACCCTCGGCAGCCTCTTTGATGGCTCCGGGGGTTTTCCATTGGGCGGTCTGTTGACCGGGCAGATCACTCCGGTGTGGAGCAGCGAGATCGAGCCGTTTGCCATCCGGGTCACGACCAAACGTCTGCCGCAGGTGAAGCACTACGGAGATGTGTCTGCCATCAGCGGAGCAGACCTGCCTCCAGTGGACATCATCACTTTTGGGAGTCCCTGTCAGGATATGTCCATCGCCGGTAAGCGGGACGGTCTGGATGGTTCACGGTCCAGTCTGTTTTACGAAGCAATCCGAATCGTGAAGGAAATGAGGTGTAAGACCAATGGAGAAAAACCAAGATTTATCGTGTGGGAGAATGTGCCAGGGGCCTTCTCCTCAAACAAAGGGCAGGACTTCAAAGCAGTCCTCGAAGCCGTCATCGGTGTTAAAGAACCGGCCGCCTCGGTGCCTGCGCCTGAGAAGAAAGGATGGCCCGATGCCGACTACTATGTGGGAGACGGATGGAGCGTCGCGTATCGAGTTCTTGATGCACAGTGGTGGGGCGTTCCCCAAAGAAGAAAACGTATCTACCTTGTCGCAGATTTTGCAGACCAGAGTGCCCCAAAGGTACTATTTGAGTCCGAAGGCGTGTCTCGGTATTCTGCGGAGGGCTTCCGTGCGTGGCAAAGAGCTGCCGCCGGTGCTGAAAGCGGCACTGGAGAGGCAGGCTGTAACGGAGCAGGAGGACGGATCTGTCTGAACGACCAGGGCGGCAGGCAGATGGATGTTTCCAAAGATGTGACCGGAACCCTACGGGCAGAGGAGCATGGGCATCAGCCGTGTGTTCTGGAAGCCGCCGGTTTTTGTACCGAGCATTCCGCAGATGCCAGAAGCATCGGATACGAGGAAGAGCGGTCACCGACCCTCCGAGCTGGTGTTGTGCCTGCCGCCATCGCACTGGAGAATCATCCTGCTGACAGCCGGGTGAAGATTTCCGAGGACGGTAAGGTGCAGACACTGACAAGCCGGTGTGGTACGGGTGGCGGCAATGTCCCGATGGTCATGGATGCTGTTGAAAATTCAGTGGAAAGCTCGGTGAAAGATGTTGAAAACTCCCCGGCAGTCACACTGAAAATTCGCTCCGGTTGCGAGGGCGGCGGGAAGGGAGCCATCTGGCAGGAAGAAAAGTCGGCCACCCTCGGCTGCAACAACGACCAGACACTGTTCGTTCCGAAATGCTATGGCGTCTGTTCCAAAGCCAGCCATTCCATGATGTCCGATAATCCGCACAGCGGTTTTTATGAGGCCGAAACTTCCCGGACACTGGACCGCAGCGGCGGTGACCCGACCTGCAATCAGGGCGGTATCTGTGTGGTAGAGCCGGTCGCCTTTACCCAGAACCAGAGGGATGAAGTCCGGGATCTTGGAGAAAAGTCAGCGGCACTGGCAGCAGATCCGGGGATGAAGCAGCAGACCTTTGTGGCACAGCCGGAAGATGTGACAGTCTTCCATGTGAACCAGCGCAATGAGCTGATCGATCTGCATGGTAAGTCCGGCGCTTTGATGGCGACCCGGAGTGACCAGATGCAGACCTTCGTCCTGCAGGGCAACATGATCGGCCGCAAGGATGAGAACGGTCCGCAGGGGGATGGTGTCAATGAGGATGTCTGCTTTACACTGGATGCCACTGACCGCCATGCAGTCTGCGCACCGGAGGATGTGTATGCCATGACCACCGGCTCCTATATGCAGGTGGCAAAAGAAGTCGCACCGACCCTGATGGCACGGGATTACAAAGACCCGACCACCATCGCACCGGTACCGCATTTGAACGAGGGTGTCATGGGAACGGTGGCAACCGGGGCACATCCCAGCGGCTTCAACGGGCAGGATGCTTTCAATGACCGTCTGGTCATCGACAATCCGGAAGCACAGCCCGCACCTGTGACCTATACAGTTCGCCGTTTGACACCGACCGAGTGTGCCAGACTGCAGGGCTTCCCAGACTGGTGGTGCAGAGACCTCGGAACGGAAGACCCGACCGAAGAAGAGCTGGCATTCTGGGCAGATGTGTTTGAAACGCACCGTAAGATCGTGACCCATGCCAAGAAGCCGAAAACGGAGAAGCAGATCCGGAAATGGCTGGCTGACCCGTATACGGATTCGGCCGAGTACCGTATCTGGGGCAACGGCATTTGCTTAGCCAACGCATTCTTTGTTCTGGCCGGCATCGCATGGTGTGCAGGTCTGGAAGAATAAACTGGCCCGCTATATTACTAGGTAGAAAGCGACCTGGTGATATGGTGGGCTTACATATTGGTCCTATTTACACAACAGATTTTGCGGTCCCTTGTGTAAATGGTCGAACATGAAGAATATCGGGAAATGGCCTTGCTATTCATCCGGTTTAGAGTGATATATGTGCTACCGAAAAGAACATCGGGATGCACAAAAACAAATGAACGAGAAGGAGCGATGAATCATGTTGAAATTTAAACTGAACGTAGCCGAGCGCAAGACCCTCGCAAAACGCATGGAGGAGCTGACCGGCATCCACCCTTACTATACCAAAGCACCTCTGTATTCTTACGACATCGGGAGCTACACCATCGACCGGAATGGCAACCTTCTGGTCGAGCCGGAGAATGCAGATGCCGAGCTGCTGACGACCCTGCTGAATGAGGGACTGATCCGCGGTGGCGAGAGCATTGAGAGCACGGATGACCAGATGGAAAACACGGAGCCGACCGACCATTTGGAAGAGGATCCTGTGACCGAGGATACCGAAGCAGAGACGGAGGTTTTGGACGAGCAGGAATCTGAAGATGAAAGTACCACAGAAGGGAACGAACCTGCGGAAGCCGAATCCGAGGAAGCATCGGAGCCGGATAATGCGGCAGAGGATGAGCCGGATGCAGAGGAGCCGGAAAGCGAGGAGCAATCAGAAGCAGAAGACCAGCCGGAAGAAGTGCCACTGGACTTGGAGCTTGCATTCCCGGTCAGCCAGCACAATGGTGTCACTCTCCGCAACCTGGTCAACCTTCTTTACAGCCGCGGCAAGCTCATCGGCAAGGCGACTGGCGGACACTTTCATGTGGAAGAGGGGCTGGTCGAGAAGCTGAAGGACGATAGCTGCACCTTTGCCATCATGAACTTCATAAACGCGGTCAGCGACTATGAGGCTGAGCATGGTGCTGCACTGGAAGGCCTGAAGATCACCACCGAGAAGGTCATCTTCACCGGCTTCCCGACTGCATCGGACCACGAACACCTGACGGCTTTTGCACAGCTGGCGGTGCTGATGAACCAGCAGGCGATCAGCCAGAAGCGCATCCAGGCAAAGGATGTCAACGATGAGAATGAGAAATACGCACTCCGCACATGGCTCCTGCGGCTGGGGATGAACGGTCCGGATTTCAAAGAGACACGCAAGATCCTCATGGAGAACCTTTCCGGCCATGCGGCTTTCCGCACGGATGAGGAAGCACAGAAGTTCCTTGCAAGGGAAAAGGCAAAACGGGATGCCCTGAAAGCCGCGAAACTGGCGGCACAGAACGGCGATCCTGCCACAGGGGAAACGGTCGCACCGGATACGACCCGGCCGACACAGCCCGACTGTGGGGCAGACACGGCGCAGATGCTGGAGGCGGGAGCGTAAGCTCCCAATCCCCCAATGGGGGCCGGAAAATATGCGAGACCCTCTTCCATTGTACCGATATTAGCTCTGAAAATGTACATTATCAAGCGGATAAACTGCAGAAATGTACACGATCATTCTGCCTTATATTTGTCGAATATATGTTCTTTTATATCCTTGCTATTATCCGCACCTGACGGTAATATGCACATACCGAAAGGGAAAACAAGGAAAAAACAAAGGAGAACATACCATGAACGATAAAACAAGAGAGCAGATTGAAGCCATGAAGAACCAGACCATCGGAGTTGAGATCGAGATGAACAACATCACCAGAGAAAAAGCGGCAAGAAAGGTCGCCGAGTACTTCGGAACCAGAGCATGGAACGCCGCCGGCGAGTACGGATATTACAGCTGGGCTTGCAAGGATGGACAGGGCAGGGTTTGGAAATTCCAGAGGGATGTGAGCATCTACGGACCGGACGCAGAAAAATGCGAACTGGTCACCCCGATCCTCACCTACGACGACATCGAAACCTTGCAGGAAATCATCCGGCTGCTCCGAAAGGCAGGCGCAAAGAGCGGCCCAAGCCGCGGATGCGGAGTCCACATTCACATTGGCAAAGGCGACCACACCGCAAAGACCATCCGCAACCTTGTGAACATCATGGCGGCGCACGAACAGCAGATCGGCAGAGCCATCCGGATCGATGCAGGGCGCACCGGACAATATTGCCAGGTGGTCAACCATCGCTTCCTCGACCGGCTGAACCGCGAGAAGCCGACCACCATGCACAGGCTGGAAGACATCTGGTACGAAGGCAACGGTTCCAGCTGGGAAAACCGGAATGCCCACTACAATTCAAGCCGGTACCATATGCTGAACCTCCATGCCACCTTTACAAAAGGGACCATTGAATTCCGCCTTTTCCAATTCGCAGACCCAGCGGACGGAAAGTGCAACGGACTGCACGCCGGTGAGATGAAAGCCTATATCCAGCTTTGCCTCGCAATGAGCCAGCTTGCCAAGATGGTCAGGACGGCAAGCCCAAAGCCCCAGCAGACCGACAATGAAAAGTATGCGATGCGGTGCTGGATGCTGAGGCTGGGATTCATCGGGGATGAATTTGCAACGGCAAGGGAGATCCTTCTGCGGAACATGGAGGGCAACGCATCCTGGCGGAACAAATAAGCCGGGATGCACGGGCACCTTTTGGGCGGGCAACCGCCCTTGAGGTGGTAGAAGGAGGTGCAGGTTTATGAAAAGCACGTTAAAAAATGAAAACACACCGGGTGGCAGAACCTTTAAGGTGACCATCACCGAGACCTACCAGAGAACGGTGACCATTTATGAATCCGAGATGAAAGAGCCGACCGTGGAGGAAGCACAGCGTGTGGCAGAGGACTGGTGGCAGGACAGCCAGATCGAGCTTGGGACAGAGGATTTCCAGGGCGTGGAATTCACTGGCAGGGAGGACGGTGAGGCAGATGTTTGAGTTGATCAGCCGAGTCCCATCCAGATATTATCTTGCCTACGGAAGCAACCTCGACATGGAGCGGATGGGAAAGAGATGCCCCTACGCTGTGGTGGTCGGCACGACCGAGATCAAGGGCTACCGGCTTCTGTTCAAAAAGAGCAAGACCGGCTGCTATGCCACCATCGAGCAGGATGCCAATGAAAGCGTACCTGCGGTGGTCTGGAAACTCTCGGAATACGATGAACTCCTGCTGGACCGGTACGAGGGCTGCCCACGATACTACTACAAGAAGCAGTTCCAGCTTCCGGTCTGGAACCTGAACGGGAACCGCATGAAAAAGGCAAAGCCCTGCATCGCTTATGTGATGCACGAGGACCGGCGGCTTGGCTGCCCGGATGCCGAGTATTTTGAACTGCTGCAGGGCGGATACAGCGACTGGGAGTTTCCGCTGGACACACTGAAGCGTGGACTGGCAGCCAGTATCGGAAGGGCGGAAGCCATCCGGTATCTGAAGAAGCGGCAGATGATGTAAGAGTACACGATCAAAAGCAAAAAACATTGTGCAGTATATGATGCTCATCGGCCTTGATAAATCAGGGCAGAAGAGTGATATATACCATACCGCCAGACAAGAGCGGAGAAAACCGAAGGGAGAGATTCAAATGAAGAACAAGAAATATTACATCGCCTACGGCAGCAACCTGTCGGTGGAGCAGATGGCAGACCGATGCCCGGATGCAAAAATTGCAGGGCAGGCGGTGCTGGCCGGCTGGGAGCTTTTGTTCCGTGGCTGCGCCACCATCGCACCGAACCCGAAGAAGAACACGCCGGTTCTGGTGTGGGAGATCTCGGAAAGGGACGAAGGAAACCTCGACCTCTATGAGGGCTACCCGAACTACTACCGCAAGGAAGATCTGAACATCGAACTGCTCCGGGAAAGGGCAGAGCCGGAGATGGTGACCGCAATGGTCTACATCATGGAGAACGACTTCGGACGCCGCGCACCGAGCCGGTATTACTACAAAGTTCTGCATGACGGCTACAAGGCATTCCACTTCCCGATGCACATCCTCGAAGGTGCGCTGAAGGAATGCATGGATAAGGATGCCGCCCAGCGGATGATCGAGGAGGTGCAGGCATGAATTTCGCAGATAAGAAAACGGTCGAGAAGCTGAGAAAAGAGTTCCCGGTCGGATGTCGGATCGTCCTCGATGAGATGGATGACAGGCAGGCACCGACCATCGGAACGCAGGGAACCTGCAACGGGGTCGATGATGCCGGAAACATTTTAGTGAGCTGGGATACCGGAAGCCATCTAAACGTTGCCTACGGCGCGGACAGTTGCCACCGTGTGGCAACGGATGCCGAGGTCAAGGTGTCGCTCGACCGCCTTGGTAAAACGCGACAGACCGGCCCGCGTTGCCCCAGGTGCGGAGCAAAGCCCGACTGCTACGACCATCAGCAGCAGGCACTCAGCCGAAGGGCGGACATCCAGATCTGCAACCGCTGCGGAACGGAGGAAGCATTAGAGGACATTGCATGGGGCGGACAGCAGAAGATGCATCTTGCAGACTGGGCAATCGTGAAAGGGGGCTGGGTCGAATGAAAGTTCTTCTGATCAAACCGATGGAGCATCCGCAGGTGGTGGACATTGAAAACTCTCTGAAAGAGTTCTACCGCATCCTCGACTGCGACTGCATCACAGCCACCTACCCGTGGGAAGAATGCGCCGCCCTGGTCACCGATGACAACGGGCTGTTCACCGAGAAGTCATTCAGCAGATACATTCCAGAGCTGGAGCAGCCCATCAAGGGAAACTTCTTCATTTGCGGATTGGGCGAGGAAGATTTCGCAGAACTGCCCCAGGACCTCATCCGGAAATTCAGGGAACGCTTCTGGGTGCCGGAGGCATTCGTCAGCATGTTCGGACAGATGGCGGTCATCCAGATGGATGACGGAACGAAGCCGGAATAAGATAGCACAATCAGAAAAATACCCTCTCGGCCAGAAAAGACCGGGAGGGCTTGGTTTAACAGGAGGAGCCTATGGGACACAGAAAGATGCCTGCTTATGGCGAGAGGGAACACGGCGGCAGATACATTCTGGATGATTATGTGTTTTCCAGAAATCACAATAAGGCAGAGCGAATCCGCAGATGGAAGCGTGATCTGAAGAAAAGAGCCAGAGCGCATAACCGCAGGGTGATGTATCAGGCAATACGGGGCGAAGCCGATTAGACGGAAAATGGGGGCCTCAAAAGAATGAGAACCCCCTTCCAGTTTACTGTATATTACCTCTATAAAGCAACGATAGCAAGATGAACCGCCGCCATAATGTACACAAACATCTGGCAGCGGTTTTGTGTATCATACCAAACCAAAACGGGGGATACGAGGCAGAGCCCCAGTCTCTGCTGGGGAGCCTCTTGGGATTCCTTAGAAGAAATCCCTCATGCTCATGCCGACCTCGTTCAGTCGTTCCTCCATGCTGTGGTAGTGCCAATCCTCTTCCTCTTCTTCGTCATCTTCCTCAAGCTCCTCTGGGAAAGGGTCGTGCCGCCATCCGGCTTTCTGGTATTCTTCTTCCCGAATGTCGTTGCGGTCGTAAATGTCCAGCTCGTATTCTTCTTCAAGCTCTGCGATGCGGTTTTCGATTGCGGTTTCAACTTCTGTAATGGTCTTTTTCATGTTTTTTGTCCTCCGTTTTTGGTTTGGTTTTCTTTGCTTTCGTTGTGTGTATAATGCCGCAGAAACACATATATAGCAAGTCAATCAGGGGTCATATATGTACCAAACATGAGGGACGAAGATCGTTGATAATATGAGGTTTTATGGCCTTGCTATCACAGGGCAGTGACGGTAATATACAGCTACAAAAAGCAAAGGAGGACAGCAGAATGGCTGATTGGAGAACATGGAAAAAAGGAAGAAAGACAACATGGCACTGGGACGAATTCGATGGTAGCGGAAGCCGGGAAGGGATCATCACCGAGGTTCATGAAGACCATGCGATTATGGAAGCAGACGGCATGCACCTCTGGATCGACGATGACACGGCAGAGATGTTCAGCTAAGAAAAACGGGGAGGGAAACTTCCCCGGATAAACACATAAATCCACCAGTTCAGGGCGCAGATGATCGTGTACTTTAGCCGCTTGATAGTGTCCGGCAGTGACGGTAATATACAGCTACCAAAACGAAAGGGGCAAAGAACATGGAACGCTACACTTACGAGATTATCTTTACACGGCTGGATGGACAGCCGGATGAAATCCAGCAGCACACCAGCGAGGAGCTGGCAAGAGAATGCTTCCGGCTTTTCGATGAGCCGGATAGCGCAGAGATGTACAGCAAAATCGAACTTAGCTGCCATGACTGGGAGACAGGCATGGATGAGATTCTGGAAACGATGACATTCTGAGGAGAAAAAAACATGACCTACACAAAAATCAGCCTTTACCTTGCAAACGGAATTCCAGAGGCACTCAGCAACCTCTGGTACGGAAGCGACAGCGCGGTGGTCGAGATCAGGGATGCCGTTGAGGATGCGAAGAACGGCAAGGACCTTCTGAACCGCATCCAGAAGATGAAGCTCCTGCGGAAATTCACCCTCGACAGGGAGAATGACAAGCGCATCCGCTTCAAGGGAACGGACTGCTGGGGCAACGTAAGCTACCTTGAAATCATCCGCTAAAGGCAAGACCGACAGGCGCAAGGGGCTGGAAATGACCAGCCTTTTGCTCGTGTCTGTCTTCCGAAAGCTGGCATGAAAAGCACATAAATATGACAATTACAGGATTGAATGATCGTGTAGTTTAGCCGCTTGATAGTGCTCCGAGGTGACGGTAATATACAGTCACCGAAAGGGGAAAACAACAAAAACGGAGGATACGACAATGACGAAGAACGAAGAACGCATCAATAAACTTTTCAAGGAACTGGTACCGGAGACGGGCAAGGCAGACAGCCTCGCAGGGGAGCTGGTAAGGGCAATGAGCCGCATCGGATACCGCTTTTACAACGATGGCGACCAGCTGGGCATCGGCTACGGCAAGGAAACCTGCAACCCTGCAGGGCGGTTCCTTGGAGTCAAGGGCAACGACAAAATCGCAAAGCTGACTGCAGATGCCTGGGCAGTCTACAGCGAGGAAGCCTACGAAAAGGTTCTGGACATCCTTTGCGGAGCGGTTGCCGACTATGTCGAGCAGAACCCAGACCTTAGAAACCAGCCGACTGAAGATATGTGGGACTTCAAAGATGAGGAAGAAGACCAGGATGACAGCTGGGATGAAGAGGAAGATGACTGGGACGAAGAGGAAGATTACGAGGACGATGAAGACTACTAAGCCAGAGAAACACATGGGGCTTGCCGGAAACGGCGGCCCTTTTCTTCTGCCGTAATACGCACAGTTCCGGGGGAACATATTTGTGTAGTATAGCCGCTTGATAGTGTGTGACATAGACGGTAATATGCACATACCGAAACGGAAAACCAAGAAAAACGGAGGAAACCACCATGAAGAAGAACATCACCAAGGAAGAGGAAAAAGCCCTGCTGGAGATCGCCAAGCGCCTGATGGCAGCGATAGACAGCCGGGGCGACCTCGAAGCCCGCGATAATGACAGCGAGGACTTCATTGAGGTTCCGGTCTGGGGCATCCAGAAAGCAATGGAAGAAGCCTACCTGCTGGGACGGATGACCAGATAAACCGACAGCCCCCGACACAGCCCCACACAGGGGCTTGTGCCACGGGTGGCAAAACGATCCGAATGAACCGACAACGTCCAACACAGGGGCAGATGTGGCGGCGTGGATGCGCCAGAAAGGAGAAGCACATGGAAGAGCGGATGATGGATGTCATCGTGGAAATCTACAACCACATGGAGGACAGCGATAAGGATGCCTTTACGCTGGAGGATGCCGAGGATATGGTGGAAGACCAGATCAGGATGGATAAGGAAGCCGGACGGGAACCGCTGGCATATGACCCGCAGTTCTTCTACGATACCATTGTGGAACTCATGGAGCAGGATGCAGAGTGATGTACATTCTGCTTGGTATTCAGGGCAGAAGATCGTGTACTTTAGCCGCTTGCTATCTGCTGCACCTGACGGTAATATGCACATACCGAAAGGGGAAAGCCCCAAGGGAAAAACGAAAACACGGAGGAATTCACCATGAAAAAGCATTTGATCGACTTTCCAGAAAACAACATCAGCATTGAGAGTTTCTACGACCGACTCAGACCTTGCTACGACAGCATCATGCAGTTCGGTGACCGGGTTTTGGTTGCCCAGATGAACTGGAACGGCATGCTGGAGGGAGCGGTATACGGATTTGTGGAAGACCCAGAGGAAGGCTGGTCACCGATTGAGTGCCGACTGGAGCTTCTGAAGATTTCCGATGAGACCTACACGGATGCCGGTCACGCGATCGAGTGGTGCATCAAGAACGCACACTGAAAAAGGGCAGAGCTCCTTCGGGGGCTTTTGCTCGTAGTGGCGGATTTCTCCAGTGTGGAAATACACATAAATCCGACAAAAAGAGGTGTGTATGATCGTGCGGCATAGCCGCTTGCTATGTCCGGGCAGTGACGGTAATATACAGTCACAACGAAGGGAAAAGCCCTACGGAAAACAAAACACACGGAGGATACAGACCATGACGAACAAAGCAAAAACCTACCTCAAGAACATTCAGGAAGCCGACACCGAGAAGAAGCTGATCGGCATCGAGATCGCCTTCAAGCAGGACATGACCCTCAGCTGCAGCGACCTCGGAAGCCTTTGCAAGGCGGCAGAAGACAAGCGGTACAGCCTGCGGAACAACGAGGAAACGCTGAAGCTGAAGCAGATCCTTTTCTTCCGGACGAAAGCGGAGATGGATGCCTACCACGACATGAGCCGCAAGCCGGAAGACTGGACAGAAGCGGAGATCGAGCAGCAGAGAAGCCGCTTCTGCAGCGTCTGGCAGGTCATCGAGGAAGCGGAGCTGGTCGATGAGTACGAGGCTTGGAAGGAAGCCAACCCCAACGCATAACAGCACCCAAAAGGTACACGCCCCGAAAAGGGGCTGTGCCTCGTATCCGATGTGTTTTATATAAAGTTGTCGAAATGGGAAACTACTTACTATTCATACGAAAAAGTTTCTCGTTTGGGAAAATGATATTTTAAGGACTTCTTCGGAGGTCCTTTTTCTTTACCCATTTTTACAGAAGGGAGGGGAAGCCAATGGCTACCAGAGGCAGAAAACCAAAGCCGACCGCCATGAAGGAGCTGGAAGGCAATCCGGGCAAGCATCCGCTGAACACCAGCGAACCGAAGCCCAACAAGAAAGCACCGGCCTGTCCGAAGTGGCTGGAGCCGGAAGCAAAGAAAGAGTGGCGCAGACTTGCAAAACAGATGGAAGCCATCGGCATCCTGACCGAAGTGGATATGGCGGCCTTTGCCGGTTACTGTCAGGCATATGCCCGATGGAAGGAGGCAGAGGAGTTCATCACCCAGCACGGCACCATTGTCAAGACCCCGTCCGGCTACTGGCAGCAGGTGCCGCAGGTGTCCATCGCACAGACCTATCTGAAGATCATGAACAAGTTCGCAGAGCAGTTCGGCCTGACCCCGTCCTCCCGAAGCCGCATCATTGCTTCAGACGGCGGTCCTGCGGATGCTACCGATGAGATGGAAAATCTGCTGGGAGGAGGTGGAAGCTGATGGCAGAGTGCAGACCGAAAAACTATCCAAAACTGAAGGACTATAAACCAAGTCGGTTCATGCTTCCCAGCTGCCATTACGATGCCGCAAAAGCAGATCGGGCAGTAACCTTTATTGAGAACCTCCGACACACCAAAGGTAAGTGGGCAGGAAAGCGGTTCTGGCTGCTTCCGTGGCAGGAGCAGATCATCCGGGATGTGTTCGGCATCGTGGACGAAAAAGGGAACCGTCAGTTTCGCACGGCTTATGTCGAAATCGGCAAGAAAAACGGAAAATCCGAGCTTGCCGCTGCGGTGGCCTTGTATCTGCTTTTTGCCGATAATGAGCCATCTGCCGAAGTCTATGGTGCTGCAGCTGACCGCCAGCAGGCATCCATCGTTTTTGATGTTGCCCACCAGATGGTGCAGATGACCCCGGCACTTTTGAAACGGTGCAAGATCATGGCGGCTACGAAGCGCATTGTGAACTACGGGAACGCAGGATTTTATCAAGTCTTGTCTGCTGAAGTTGGAACGAAACACGGCTTGAACGTGTCGGGTCTTGTTCTGGATGAGGTTCATGCCCAGCCAAACCGGAAACTCTACGATGTCCTTACCAAAGGTTCCGGTGACGCCCGTGAACAGCCGCTGTTCTTCCTGATCACCACGGCCGGCACGGACAAGGAGAGCATCTGCTACGAGCTCCACATGAAAGCCCTTGACCTGCTGGCTGGACGTAAGATCGACCACACCTTTTATCCTGTGGTCTATGGACTGACAGATGAGGATGACTGGCATGATGAAGCCAACTGGTATAAAGCAAATCCCTCATTGGGGCAGACCATTCAGATCCAGCGTGTCCGGGATGCATATCAGGAAGCACTGGATAACCCGGCAGAGGAGAATGTGTTCAAGCAGCTTCGTCTGAACATGTGGGTGTCCTCGCTGACTCGGTTTATCCCGGAACACATCTATGACCTCGGCAATCAGCCAATCGATATGGAAGCACTTAAAGGCCGTGACTGTTATGGAGGACTGGACTTGTCCAGCACTGGAGACATCACGGCTTTTGTGCTGATGTTCCCGCCCAGAGTTCCAGAGGAGAAGTACATCATGCTTCCGTTTTTCTGGATACCGGAGGACACGATCCCCCAGCGGGTGCGCAGGGCATCCGTTCCGTATGATGTCTGGTATCAGCAGGGCTACCTGATGGCGACCGAGGGAAATGTCATCCACTACGGCTTTATCGAAAAGGTTATCGAGGAGCTGGGCAAGACCTATCACATTCTGGAGATTGCCTTTGACCGATGGGGAGCCGTGCAGATGACCCAGAACCTTGAGGGGATGGGATTCACAGTCGTTCCTTTCGGTCAGGGATTCAAAGATATGAGCCCGCCTACCAAGGAGTTCTACAAGCTCCTGATGGAAGGCAGGATCATCCACGGCGGCAATCCGGTCATGGCATGGATGGCGGGGAATGTGGTCGTGGATACCGACCCGGCTGGCAACATCAAGCCGACCAAGGCGAAGTCGCCGGAGAAGATCGATGGTATCGTCGCTGCGATCATGGCGCTGGACCGCTGCATCCGAAATGAAGGTCAGCAGCAGGGAAGCGTCTACGACGAACGTGACATGATCGTTTTTTGATATGAAGATTTGGAGGAAAACACAATGAAGTATCTGATGAGTGCAGAATGGTGGAAGGCAGCCGGCATCCGTGCTGCAAAGACGATGTTCCAGACTGGTGCGGCTCTGGTCGTGACACAGATGCCCGGCGGCAGTGTGGACTGGATGGCGGTCGGCAGTGCAGTGATCGTGGCAGGTGTTGCGTCCCTTGGCACCAGCCTTGCCGGTCTGCCGGAACTGGAGAAGGGGGATAAGGCTTAATGGGATTCTGGGAATGGATGGGGTTTGAGAACCCAAGGGATTCTCCCAAAACAGAACAGCCAAAAGAAGGTCTGCCGCAGGTCACGGATAATGTCCGCGATTCCGGGCAGACCTTTGTGTTTGGGCGTTCCAATGCCGGGGAGCAGGTGGATGAAAAAGCCGCCATGCAGATCCCGACTGTATATGCCTGTGTCCGTCTGCTGGCAGAGTCCATTGCGGCACTGCCGCTGCATCTCTACCGGGTGACAGACAACAACGGCAACAAGGAAAAGGCACGGGATCATCCGCTGTACAAGATCCTGTATCGCCAGCCCAACCCGGAGATGACATCCTTTGTCTTCTGGGAAACACTGATGACCCACCTGCTCCTCTGGGGCAACGCCTATGCACAGATCGTCCGGGATGGCAAGAACACGGTGCTTGGTCTGTATCCGCTTTTACCGGAAAATGTCGAAGTGGACCGGGATGAGAGCGGCGAGCTCTATTATATCTACCACGCATACACGGATGAAGTTCCGGGAGAGCAGAACAAGGACATCTACTTCCGCCGGGACGAGATTTTTCATGTGCCGGGACTGGGCTTCAATGGGCTGATCGGTTTTTCACCAATCGCCATGATGAAGAACAGTCTCGGTACTTCCATTGCGGTAGATAAATACGGTTCCTCTTTCTTCAAGAACGGCGCACAGCCCAGTGGTGTGCTGGAACATCCTGGCGTTGTGAAAGACCCGAACCGTATCCGGGATAGCTGGGAAGCGGCTTATGGCGGTGCAGCCAATGCCCATCGCGTGGCTGTGCTGGAAGAGGGCATGGCCTACAAACCGATCTCCCTGCCGCCGGAGGACAGCCAGTTTTTGGAGACGAAGCAGTTTTCCGTGACGGAGATCTGCCGCATCTTCCGTGTGCCTCCGCATCTGGTGGCTGACCTGTCCAGGGCGACCTTCTCCAACATTGAATACCAGTCGCTGAACTTCGTGATGCACTCCCTGACCCCGTGGCTTGTCCGCATCGAGCAGGGCATCATCAAGGATCTGTTGCTGGAGGAGGAGCAGGATACCTACTTCCCGAAATTCAATGTGGATGGTCTGCTCCGTGGCGATTACCAGAGCCGGATGAACGGTTATGCGACCGGCATCAGCAACGGCTTCCTCTCTCCAAATGATGTGCATCGTCTGGAGAACATGGATCTCATCCCGGCAGAGGAGGGCGGTGACGACTACTACCTGAACGGCGGCTATGTGAAGCTGAAAGATGCAGGGGTGGCACAGCAGAATAAAGCTGCCGCAGCCCAGCAGAATCAGCCGAAAGAAACACAGCCCGACCCGGAAGAAGAACCTGACAGCGATAATCGGCTGAGTGAGAGTAAGCCACGGAAAAATGGAAGGAGAACCCGATGAAGAAATTCTGGAACTGGATCAAAAACAGTGACGATACCAGAATCCTCCGGCTGGAAGGCCCCATCGATGAGGAATCATTCTGGGGCGATGAAATAACGCCGCAGATGTTCCGGGATGAGCTGGAATCCGGCGAGGGGGATGTGACCGTCTGGATCAACTCTCCGGGCGGCAATGTGTTCGCCGCTGCTGAGATCTATACCATGCTTAAGGACTACAAGGGCAGTATCACGGTCAAGATCGATGCGATTGCGGCATCTGCTGCATCCGTTGTGGCGATGGCCGGTGACACTGTCCAGATGAGTCCTGTTGCCATGCTGATGATCCATGACCCCAGCACCGTTGCGATGGGCAACACCAAGGACATGGAAAAGGCCATCGAGGTGCTGACCGAGGTCAAGGAAAGCATCATCAATGCCTACGCAGCGAAGAGCGGCCTCAGCCACGCCCGCATCGCCAACCTTATGAGCAATGAGACCTGGATGAATGCGAAGAAGGCGGTGGAGCTGGGCTTTGCAGACGAGATCCTCTTTGCAAAGAAAGAGGAGGAGCCGGACAGTGACCCGGTAGACCCGGAAAATCCGGAAGAAGACCCTGACAGTGAACCGGGCGAGGGCGAAGAAAAGAAGCCGTTCCAGAAGGATACGGCAGGGCACCTTTTCTCTAGCCGTCAGATGGATCTAATCGTCTTGAACCGTCTGGGTGTGAAGCCGGAAGATGTGGGGCAGAAATACACTGAACCAAAGAAACCGGATGCCGAGCCGCCAGCTGACCCGAAACCGTCCGCAGAGCCGACCCCTCCGGCAGAACCGCCTGCCAATCTGGGACCTGTTCTTGACATGGACGGCAAGACCGAGGATGGCAGCATCCCTTACAATATCCTGATGAAACAGCTTGAGTGCATGAAGTGATGTGCATCCAGGCTGTTTTTATATCCAATCAACCATCACAAATTTATGGAGGAAACGTACTATGAGTAAGATTCTGGAACTGCGCACCAAGCGCAACACTCTCTGGGAGCAGACCAAGGACTTTCTGGAGAAGAACCGCGGCGAGAACGGTCTGGTAAAGGCTGAGGCCGTGGAGCAGTACAACAAGATGGCACAGGAGGTCAAGGACCTGGGTGCAGAGATTGAGCGTCTGGAGCAGCAGGCACAGATCGAGGCACAGCTGTCCGCACCGACTTCCAGCCCTGTCCACGCTGACCCGAAGAGCGGTGCCAAGAAGGATGTCAAGCCGACTGCCACTGCCGAGTATGCCGAGAACTTCTGGAACATGATCCGCAACCGTGGCCATTACGGCGAAGTCCGCAATGCCCTGTCTGTGGGTGAGGACACTGAGGGCGGCTTTACCGTTCCCGATGAGTTTGAGAAGAAGCTGGTGGAGGCACTGGAAGAGAATAACATCTTCCGTGGCATGGCAACGGTCATCCGCACCAGCTCCGGCACCCGCAAGATTCCTATCGCGGAGGATACCGGTGAGGCAAGCTGGATCGATGAGGGCGAGGAGATCCCGGAGAGCGATACCACCTTCGGTCAGACCATGCTGTCTGCGTACAAGCTGGGCACTATGATCAAGATCTCCAATGAGCTGCTGAACGACTCCGCATTCGACCTTGCCACCTATATCGCCCGCCGTTTCGGTGTGCGTATGGGCAACGCAGAGGAGCGCGCCTTTATCACCGGTGACGGTGTGGGCAAGCCTCTGGGTCTGCTGGCTGAGACTGGCGGTGCCAAGGTCGGTGTGACCGCTGCCCAGAAGGATGCCGTTACCTTCGATGAGATCTTTAAGCTCTACTACGCACTGAAGGCTCCGTACCGCAAGAAGGCACAGTTCCTCTGCAACGAAGCCCTGGTGCTGCAGCTGATGACCATCAAGGACAACAACGGCAACTATATCTGGAAGCCTGGTCTGGAGATCGGCAAGCCTGATACCCTGCTGAACCGTCCGCTGAAGACTTCCGCCTTCATGCCGGAGATCAAGGGTGGCAGCAAGGTCATGGCCTTTGGCGATTACAGCTACTACTGGGTGGCTGACCGCCAGAACCGCACCTTCCGCCGTCTGAACGAGCTGTATGCCCGTACTGATCAGGTCGGCTTCCTGACCACCCAGCGTGTGGATGGCAAGCTGATCCTGCCGGAAGCCGTACAGCTTCTGCAGATGGCACCGCAGGGCTAAGAAAGCCAGGAAAGGAGGAGCCGGTTATGGCACTGATCCCGCTATACGAAGCGAAGACCTATCTCCGGGTAGACAGCAGCGATGAAGATGCCTTAATCGGCATCCTTTTATCTTCTGCGGAGCAGATGTGCAAGGATGTGGGCCGTTTATCGGAAGACCAGTGGGAGGCAGTCAATGCCGCTGATCGGGATGCCGAGAACGGAGTACAGCCTACAAGGGAACTGGAAGCCCTGCGCAGCACCTGCCGTGTGGCGATTCTGTATGCACTGGGGTATCTCTATGAGCACCGGGACGAAGCCGACCATCACCAGCTGATGCTGACGCTTCGTTCCATTCTGTTTGCTGTGAGGGAGGGGGTGTTCTGATGATCGAGAAGCTGAATGAGCGGATCACGATCGAGAAAAGCACGGTTGTGACCGATAAGGTCGGAAACCATCGGAACACATGGGAGAAATATTTCACCTGCTTTGCCTACGCTTCGACCTATCAGGCGCAGGAAGAAGAGGGTGAGGTCATAGCCGAGCAGAAGAGTGTGGTGTTCACGGTCCGCTGGTGCAGTGAGACGAGAGGCCTGACTTCCACTGGCTACCGCATCCGTTTCCGGGAGCAGCTCTACAATATCGAATCCGTTGACCCGATGAATTTCCAGAAGAAAACGCTGAAGATTCATTGCCGTTTGGAAAGGAGGCAGCCGGATGAGCAGAACTGTCAACATCGATGAAATGGCAGATGCCATCAATGAGGGCTTGAAAGAGTATGCGACCCTTGCCTCCACCGAGGTCAAGAAAGCTGTCCGTAAATCTGCCAAGACCGTCAAGGAGCAGATTCAGTCCGGCGCACCGTCCAGAACCGGGCGGTACAAGGAAAGCTGGGTAGCGACCAAACAGTCGGAATCCAGCCAGAGCCTTCAGATGGTGGTGCATTCCAAGAACCGCTACCAGCTGGCACATCTGCTGGAAAAGGGTCATGCCAAGCGCGGCGGCGGTCGTGTGGCAGGAAGACCCCATATTGCTCCGGCAGAACAGGCCGGTATCGAGCAGCTCCAGTCCCTTATCGAAAAGGCACTGAAGTGAGGAGAAACCAATGACCCACGAAGAAGTAAAAGCTCTGGTGGAGGAAATGGGGCTTCCTTATGCGTATGACCATTTCGCAGAAGGGGAGAGTCCTGATCCACCGTTTATCTGCTTCCTGTATCCGAAAGCCGAGAATTTCGGCGCAGATAACCTTGTGTACCACCATTTCAACCGGCTGGACATCGAGGTGTACACCGATTACAAAGACCCGGATATGGAAGCAACTATTGAAGAAGTCCTGACCGCACACGAACTCTACTATGAGAAAAGCGAGGTCTGGATCGAAACCGAAAAAATGTATGAAGTCCTGTATGAGCTGACTGTGTGATGCTCATGCAGGATATTTTTATGGGAGGAACACTATGTCGAAGAAAAGCAATAAGGTCAAATTTGGCCTGAAAAACTGCCATTATGCAAAGGCGACCTTTGACGAAGATGGCAGTGTCACCTATGCGAAGCCGGTCCGCATCCCCGGTGCAGTCAGTTTTTCGATGGATGCCAATGGCGAGATCGAGCCGTTTTATGCGGACAATATCGCCTACTATGTCGTGAATAACAACTCCGGCTACGAGGGTGATCTGGAAATCGCACTGATCCCGGAGAGCTTCCTCACGGACATCATGCACGAGGAGCTGGATGGCAACGGCGTGCTTGCTGAGAACGCCAATGTGGAACTGGAGCATTTCGCCTTCCTGTTTGAGTTCGATGGCGACCAGCGCCACATCCGTCATGTGCTGTACAACTGTGTGGCAAGCCGTCCGTCCATCGAGGGTGAGACCAATGAGGACAGTAAGGAAGTCAAGACGGACACTCTGAACCTGCAGGCAACCCCTCTGGCAAACGGTTATGTCAAGGCAAAGACCGGTACTAACACCACCGATGATGTCTATAACAAATGGTACGATGCGGTCTACGAGCCGCAGGCAGAAGCTGTGGACACCGAAGACACCAGTCACACCGAGGAGCCGCAGGGCTAAGTGACCGACACACACTGCAGGGCTTCGGCTCTGCTTACATTATTATAAAGAGGTATACGATTATGAAGAAGTTTTTTCCTTTGTTCGCAGTGATCATCGTTCTGGTGCTGGCTGTCTGCTCGTTCCACATCATCCCCACCGGTTACACGGGCGTGAAGACCAGCTTCGGTCAGATCCAGAAAACCACCATTCAGAGCGGCAAGCTCAACTTCTGCATTCCCTTTGTGCAGAGCATCCACAAGGTCAACAACAAGCAGCAGGATAAGCACATCGAAGCGCAGGTCTGGGGCGAAGCCTCCGACAAGACCCCTGTGTATGCCGCTGATGTGATCGTGACCTATCAGGTGCTTCCTGAGAAGAGTGCATGGCTGTATGCGAATGTGTCCGACATCAAGAATCTGGTTGGTGATGAGCTGGTGGCATCTGCCATCAAGTCTGCGATGGCTGAACTTGGCCCCAATGAGGTGACAAACCGCACCAAGATTGAGCCTCTGGCACAACAGAAGCTGGCAGAATCCCTTGTGCAGAAATATGGTGAGGACGTTGTGTTTGTGAACAAGGTCGTCATCAACGACATGAATTTCGAGGATGCTTATAACGAAGCCATCCAGCAGAAGTCCATTGCACAGCAGAATGCAGATAAGCAGAAGATCGAGAATGAAGCCGCCATTGCCAAGGCAGAAGCGGATAAGCAGGTGGCAATCACCAATGCAGAGGCGGAAGCCCAGAAGACTTCCATTGCCGCAGAAGCACAGGCAGAGGCAAACCGCAAACTGGCAGAAAGCCTGTCCGATACGCTGATCGAGTACCAGAAGATCCAGAAGTGGGATGGTAAGCTGCCTACTGTGAGCGGCGGTAATGCACTGGTGAGCATTGACCCGGCAGAGTAAGAAACACGATATACGGCAGGGCTTCGGCTCTGCCAATTTTACATGAAATTTTGGAGGATTACGATTATGGCAGTTACGAAGAAAATCGAGATCGATGGCAAGGAAGTCACTTTTAAGGCAAGTGCCGCCGTGCCGCGCCTGTACCGCATCAAGTTTGGCCGTGACATTTATAAAGACCTGCGCCAGCTGGAAAAGAGCGTGGGGGAGAACGATGAGGACAATTCCAACCTCGACCTGTTCAGTCTGGAGATGTTCGAGGACCTGGCATGGCTGATGGCTCGTCATGCGGACCCGGCAAAGGTGCCGGACAGCCCGGAGGAGTTTCTGGACCAGTTCAACACCTTCTCCATCTACCAGATCCTGCCCCAGCTGATCGAACTGTGGGGTCTGAACGTGCAGACGGAGGTGGAATCCAGAAAAAACCTCGAAAAAGTGAGCGGGAAATGACCACCCCGCTCTTTCTGCTGCGCTGTGTACAGCTCGGTATCAGCATCGCCGACCTCGACCTGCTGACCATCGGGTTGGTCAATGATATGTTTACGGAGCGGCAGAACGACGAGTATCCGTATAAGGAACTGGCATCGCAGGAGGACTTTGACCGGTTCTAAGGCGAAAAAACAGACGAACGTGCTTATATTGTGAATGAAATAAGCACAATCGTCTGGCAATGGGTATAAAAAATCCCCCAGCCGTGCACAACTGGGGGAGAAAGAAGGTGGCCCGAAGGTCATCTTCCCGGTCTCGGACCTCGCAAGGTTACCGAAACCTGATCATCATCAAAGTATAGTCGATTAGGCAGAAAAAGTCAATCGGACTTTTCGTGCTTCAGAACTCTCTTCTGGGCAAGTTCGTACACTTCTTCATCAGCACGGACTCCAATGACAATAATCATCATAGATGTCTCAGTACGTCGAAGCTGATAGACAATGCGCAGACCCGCAGAGCGGAGTTTGATTTTCAGAAGTCCTGCAAGGTTAGTGCTGTTGTGATTGCCGAGCGGTTTGCCGTAGCCCTGTTCATCAACAGGCAGTGGATTTTGCTGAACTTTTTTGATGGCTTTCAGAACAAGATTGCGCTGGCTACCATCTAAACCTTTGAGGTCTTTTTCTGCTTCAGGGAGGTATTCAACTTTCCAGCTCATTCGATTTCTACCTCGTCAAAACCGGCGAGATCGTCTTCTGTAACACCGAGACGGCGGTTCATTTCTTCCTCAGAAATCAAAGAGGTGGGATCAAAGTGTGCCATACGTTCAGAAGCAACAGCCAGCAGACGAGCATCATTTAATTCATCCATTAAACGGACATATTCGTCCGGGGAGATGAGAACGCATTCGGCAGCATTGTTTTTCATAACAACCTTGGCACCGCACTGCTTGACATCTTCAAATATTTTTCCGGCAAGACCACGGTTGAATTGGGTGATTGGAACAGTGTTGGTAATAGCACTCATAACAGAAGCCATAATCGTCAACTCCTTTCTTTGATTGCATTATAGCACACGTTTGCAAAAATATCAACCGGTTAGTCGATAAATTTACTGATAAATATATTGTATGCTGAAAGGATGACTTTGATACACAGCTAATAGCATTTTTTCCTTTAGCCTGTCTGCTTCGTGCAGATGGGCTTTTTTCATGCCTGCGAGGAGGTGGTTACGCAAATGGCATCCAGAATCCAGGGCATCACCGTTGAGATCGGCGGCGATACCACAAAGCTCTCCAAAGCACTGGAAAGTGTAAACAAATCAATCAAGGGGACGCAGTCCGGACTGAAGGATGTCAACAAACTCCTGAAACTGGACCCTTCCAATACAGAACTGGTCGTCCAGAAGCAGAAGATGCTGAAGGATGCCATTGAAGCCACTAAGGAAAAGCTGGCAACTTTGAAAACTGCCGCACAGCAGGCTAATGAGCAGCTTGCCAACGGTGAGATCACCCAGCAGCAGTACGATGCTCTTCAGCGTGAGATCGTGGAGACCGAACAGAATCTGCGATCCTTACAGGATCAGGCGGCTACTACCAATGCGACGCTTGCCAAGATCGATGAAGCTGGAGAAAAGCTCCAGAACATCGGATCTTCTGTGGAGAATGTAGGCAAGAAGTTCCTTCCGGTGACTGCCGCTGTGACGGGTCTTGGCACTGCCGCAGTGAAGACCGCAGCCGATTTTGATTCCGAGATGAGTAAGGTCTCTGCCATTTCCGGTGCGACCGGGGATGACTTTGACCAGCTCCGTGCGAAAGCCCGTGAGATGGGTGCAAAGACCAAGTTCTCTGCATCCGAGGCAGCTTCGGCGATGGAATACATGGCCATGGCCGGATGGAAGACTTCTGACATGCTGAACGGCATCGAGGGCGTCATGAACCTCGCGGCCGCTTCGGGTGAAGACCTCGCTACGACTTCAGATATTGTTACCGATGCCCTTACCGCGTTCGGCTTATCCGCTGCGGATTCTGGGCATTTTGCCGATATCCTCGCAGCCGCTTCCTCCAATGCGAACACCAACGTCTCCATGATGGGCGAGACGTTCAAGTACTGTGCGCCTATTGCCGGTGCGCTGGGGTTCTCGGCAGAGGATACCGCAGAAGCCATCGGACTTATGGCAAATAGTGGTATCAAGGCTTCGCAGGCTGGTACGTCCCTTCGTACCATCATGAACAACCTTTCCGGTGAAGTGACCTTTGCAGGCAAGAACATCGGTGAGGTTACGATTGCCACCAGCAATGCAGATGGCAGTATGAGGAGCCTGAACGATATCCTCGCAGACTGCCGTGTAGCATTCTCCGGCTTGACCGAATCTGAAAAAGCATCCAATGCAGAGGCACTGGTCGGCAAGAATGCGATGTCCGGTTTCCTTGCCCTGATGAATTCCAGCGAGACGGACATCAACAAACTGCGTGGTGCCATTGAAAATTGTGACGGCGCATCCGAGAGCATGGCAGAAACCATGCAGGACAACTTAAATGGTCAGCTCACCATCCTGAAATCTCAGCTGGAGGAGCTGGCTATTTCTTTTGGCGATATCCTGATGCCCACCATCCGCAAGATCGTATCTGCCGTGCAGCAGTTCGTGGACAAGCTCAACAGCATGGATGAGGGTACCAGGGAAACGATCATCAAGATCGGGCTCCTGGCGGCATCCATCGGTCCGCTGCTCATTGTGCTTGGCAAGACCATATCGACCGTCGGCACAGCGATGCGGGGATTCAGTTCTCTTGCAAAGGGTGTCCGGCTTCTTATCACCCATGTGGGCAGTGCCAGCGGTGTGTTCAGCAAGCTGGGTGTGGTTCTGGGTGGTCTGTCCGGGCCGGTCGTAGCAGTGGTGGCGGTCATCGGCACACTGGTGGCGGCGTTCATGAACCTCTGGAATACGAACGAGGAATTCCGTACTGCCATTACCGGTATCTGGAACGACATCGTTTCCAAGGTGAAAGGGTTCTGTGATCAGCTGACACAGCGGATCAATGGGCTGGGCTTTGATTTTAAGGATGTCACCGAGGTACTGAAAGCAGTCTGGGATGGCCTTTGTCAGGTGCTTGCCCCGTTGTTTGAGGGAGCATTCCAGAATATTTCGACCATCCTCGGCGTCGTTCTGGATACCTTACTGGGTCTGTTCGATGTCTTTTCCAATGTGTTCTCCGGCAACTGGAGTGGCGCATGGGAAGCGGTGAAGGGTATCTTCTCCAGTATCTGGGATGGCGTGAAGTCTGTATTCTCTACGACTCTTACCGCATTAAAGAGCGCACTGGATGTGTTTCTTGGGCTGTTCGGTACGGACTGGCAGACGGTCTGGGGCAGTATCAAGAGCTTCTTTGAGACCGTGTGGAGCGGAATCAGCAGCTTCTTTTCAAACACAGTTTCTGCTATCCAGAGTGTGGCAACGACTGTGTTCACTGCAGTTTCGAGCTTCTTTACGACTGTCCTTACGAGTATCCAGACGACCTTCAGCACCATCTGGACTGCCATTTCCACAGCCGTTTCTTCTGTGTTGAATACGATCCATACCACGGTGACAACTGTGTGGACGGCGATCTCGACTGCGATTTCTACGGTCATGAACACCATCAGCACGACGATCACTTCGGTGTGGAATGGCATCTACAACACCATGAAACCTCTGTTGGATGCGTTCAAATATCTGTTTGAAACCATCTGGCAGGCAATTCAGATCCTGATCGGTGCAGCACTGACTGCGATCCAGACGAAGATCACTTCCATCTGGAACGCCATCGTCGCCTTTGTGACTCCGATCCTGACTGGATTGCAGACGACTTTCTCTACGGTTTGGTCCGCGATCCAGACAGCCATATCTACGGTGCTAACTGCAATCCAGACCGCGGTGACAACTGTATGGAACGCTATTGTATCGTTCCTGTCTCCGCTGCTGACTGGCATTCAGACCCGGATGAGTACGGCATGGAATGCAATCAAGACGGTCATTTCGACTGTCCTTTCAGCAATCCAGTCCACGGTTTCTTCCATCTGGAGCGCCATCAGCAGCAAAATCTCCGGTGTGGTAAATGGTATCAAATCGGTGGTTTCTTCCGGCTGGAATGCCATGAAGTCTACGGTTTCGTCCCTCAGTAACAGCATCAAGAGCGCGGCGACCACAGCTTTTAACTCGATGAAATCCGGGATTTCCTCTACCATTTCCGGTATTAAGTCCACCATCACGAACGGCTTTAACAGTGCAGTTTCCTTTATCAAGGGTCTGGCTGGACAGGCATTCTCGTGGGGCTCGGACATGATCGGCAACATTGTGTCCGGTATCCAGTCGAGGATTCAGGATGTGGCAAGCGCCGTATCGGGAGTGGCGGACCGTATCCGCTCTTTCCTGCACTTCTCTGTGCCGGATGAGGGGCCTCTGGCAGATATGGAAAGCTGGATGCCGGACTTCATGCAGGGACTGGCAAACGGCATCACGACCAACACCAGCCTTGTAACTGCGGCGGCAGAGAATCTGTCCACCACGCTGTCTACTTCCATCACCAACTCCATGAGGGGAGTGGAGCAGGCATACAGTAAGAGCTGGGCGGCCATCAGCCAGACGGTGAAGACCGGAACGGCAGGTGTGAGTGCCGCGATGAGATCCGCATGGAGTTCCATTACAACCAGTACCACGAGCACATGGAACAGCATCAAGACCACCATCCAGACCAGCTTTGCGGCGGTGAAATCCAATGTGACCTCTGCGACAGCAGCTGTCAAATCTTCCATGACCAGTGCATGGAGTGCGGTAAAGTCGCTGACAACGACCAGCTGGAACGGTATCAAGAGTGTTATCACCACAGCATGGAATGGAATCAAGTCTCTGACTACTTCGGCAACTGCTTCTGTCAAATCTTCCATGACAAGCGCATGGAACGCAGTGAAAACTCTGACGAACACCAGCTGGAATGGTATCAAGACGGTCATCACGACTGCATGGAACAGCATCAAGAGTCTTACAACTTCCTCTGTATCCGCAGTTCGCAGTACGGCCACAAGCGGCTGGAACACACTGAAATCCACCACGACCTCTGCCTTCAACAGCATCAAGTCCACGGTGTCTTCGGCAATGTCCAGCCTGCGCAGCACGGTTTCTTCCGGTGTTGCAAGTATCAGGAGCAGTTTTAACTCGCTCGGTTCGATTGCTTCTTCTGCATACCGCTGGGGCGCAGATATCTGTTCCCAGATGGCGGCAGGTGTCCGGGCAGCGGCCGGTTCCGTGATCGCAGCGGCGGAAAATGTCGCAAGCAGGGTCAGAAGTCTGCTGCATTTCTCTGTACCAGATGAAGGACCTCTGTCTGATGCAGATACCTATATGCCCGACTTCATGAAGCTGCTGGCGACCGGCATTAAAAAAAATGTCAAGTCGGTGGTGAAAGCCGTGCAGGGACTTGCCGGGTCTATGAGCAACAACCTTACGACCCCGGTAGATTCTCTGGGCGACTGGATGGATTCTGTGGTCGGCAGTTTTGCTGCCACGATCAAGAGAAGCCAAAATGGTATCGGCAGTGCTGCAAGGGATGTGGGCAGCGGTATCCAGTCCCAGCTGATGGCCGGGCTTTCCGGGCTGAAAACACAGTTCCAGCAGCTCTGGACTGACCTGCAGGGTATCACCAAAACAGCAGTCGGCAGTATGAGCGATGAAGTGAAGCAGGGCTTTACGGACATAAAGGATTCCATTGGAGAGCTGAGTTCTCAGACCGGTTCCCTTGGAAATGCGATCCGCAGCCTTGGCGATACCTTCAACTCGGATTTCTTAAAGAGCCTCGGCAACGGCATCAGCAAGGTCGGTGACACGGTCAATACGGTCACGGGGCTTGTGGACAAGCTCGGTTCCATGAAGAATACCATCGGAAACCTCGGAAGTACGTTGCAGAACCTCGGCAATGTTCTTGGCTCCGAAAACGGAGGCGGTCTGCTGTCCAACATCGGCAGTTTCCTGTCGAAGATCGGCAGCGCAGATGGTGGTCAGATCGTGTCGAACTTTGGCAACCTGATCTCCGGGCTGACCTCCAAAATGGGCGGTCTGGGAGAGGGAATCTCCGGTATCATCTCGAAGCTGGGAAGCCTTGGCTCCAGCGGTGGGGGAATCCTGTCGAATCTGGGCGGGCTGCTTTCCGGTGTAGTGACGAAGATCGGCGGCTTAGGCGGCAGTCTTTCTGGGCTTCTGTCTGGTGTGGGTTCCACATTGGGCGGAATTGCTGGTTCTGCCGGCTCCGCAATCGCAGGACTGTTCGGCTCGGTTGGCACGGCCGTATCTGGTCTGGCGGCAGGTGCGGGTACGGCTCTTGCAGGCGTAGCAAGCTCCGCAGGTGGTTTCCTCGCATCCGCAGGCACAGCACTTGCTGGTCTGGCGGGTCCTGCAGGTATCGCAGTGGCGGCCGTTGGCGGCATCGGTCTTGGACTGACCGCTCTCTGGAAAAACTGCGATGGCTTCCGGGAAGGAGTCACGAATATCTGGAACAAGGTCACTTCGGTATTCTCGAATGGAGTAAATGCCATCAAGAACGGTATCTCCAATGCGGCTTCTGCCATCGGCAACGTGGCATCGTCCATCTGGGGCGGTATCAAGAACGTGGCTTCCTCGGCAGTCAGCTGGGGCAAGGATATCGTTGGCGGTATTGCAGGAGGCATCAAGAAGGGTGTGAGCTGGGTCGGCAGTGCGGTCAAGAGTGTGGCAAGCGGTATCCGTTCATTCCTGCACTTCTCTGTGCCGGATGAAGGACCTCTGGCAGATGCGGACACCTATATGCCCGACTTTATGAAGCTGCTTTCCGGCGGCATCAAGAAAGGCGAGGGCGGACTAATCAGCCAGATCAAGTCGATGGCAGCAAAGGTGCAGCAGGGTATGGAGGGCATCAGTTCCTTCAGTCTGCCGGAACTGACCCTGCCGCACTTCGATGGCTCTGGCTGGAACTTCCCGCAGGCGGCTCTGGCCGGAGGCGGCACCACCCGGACGACCAACCTTGGCGGTGTGTATATCACGGTCAATGGCTACAATGCCCGGAACGACGATGAACTCGCACAGACCGTTGCCGATAAGATCAACGGCATGATCCACGAGGATGATTCGGTCTTCAAGTAAAGGAGGTAGATGCGTATGGGCTACAATGCCCCAAAGCAGACAGTATCACAGTTTCAGCTTAAAGGCAGATACGCCAGACAGTATCTGTCCTTTGCCGGGAAGTCCAGTAAGGACTTCCTATTATATTTGTCTGGACCCGGTGTGTATGATTCCCCGGCTGCGGATGTGGAGAGTACCTCCGTACCAGGCAGGAACGGGGACATCATCACCGAGAATGCAAGGACAGGCAGGCGCAGATATCAGAACGTGGATATCAAGTATAAGGCATTTTTCTTCAACGGTCTGCCTGCCAAGACCGCAGCGGTCAAGGCATGGCTGTTATCTCCGATCGGGTATCAGAAATTGCAGGACACCTACGACCCGGATTTCTTCCGGATGGCAGTCTGCAAGGATGCTCTGGAATTTGATGTGACAGCCCAGAAAGCCGCTGAGATGGAGCTGACATTCAACTGTAAGCCCCAGCGTTGGAGCGTGGATGGGCAGAGGGTGATCCGGCTGGATGGCAGGTCGACCTTAAAGAACCCCTTCGCTTTTCCGGCACAGCCTATCTTCAAGATCTACGGGGATTCTGGCGGCGAACTGTATGTGGGTGAGGAGAAGATCACCATCCACAGCATCAAGGACTACGTGCTGCTCAACTGTGAAACGCACAACGCTTACAACGCTTCCGGCTTCTGCAATGAGACCATCCTTTCGGATGATTTCCCGGAACTGCCGGAGGGAAAGACACAAATCGCATGGACAGGCGGCATCACGGCGGTGGAGGTGACTCCACGCTGGTGGACGCTGTAAGAGGGAGGTGCAGCCAGTGATCCCATGTTTATATGCATCAACAGAGATGAAGTTCAATCATAACGGTATTGGAAAGCTGGCAGATGCACAGTCTTGTACCGTAACGGAAAAGAGAAACGGAAGCTATGAGCTGAAGCTGGTCTGTCCGGCAGATGGCATCCATGCAGAGATGCTGGAGGAGGGGAATATCATCCTTGCCAAGCCATCCGATACCATGCAGTCTCAGCCGTTCCGCATCTACAAGATCACGACCCCGATAGATGGAAAGCTGGAAGTTCAGGCTCGGCACATTTCCTACCAGCTGAACTTCATCACAGTTTCCCCGTTCTCAGTGACTGGGTGTGCGGGAGCAATGCAGGGGCTGAAAAGCCACGCTGCTTCTGACTGCCCTTTCGATGTCTGGACGGATGTGGACTCCAGTGCCACCTTTACGCTTGGAATTCCATCCTCCTTCCGAAATTGCCTTGGAGGTATGGCCGGGTCAGTTCTGGATGTTTTTGGCGGTGAATTCGAGTGGGATCGGTACACGGTCAAGTTTCATAAAACCAGAGGTACGGATCACAATGTCCACATCATCTACGGGAAGAACCTGACAGACTTCAAGATGGAGAAATCCATCGAGAACACGATCACTGGTGTGCATCCGTACTGGGTGGATAATGAAACCCAGGCGGTCATGGAACTGCCGGAGAAGGTGGTGCTGCAAAGCAAACGGTCGATCCCCTACCAGAAGATCACCGTGCTGGATTGTACCAGCAATTTTCAGGAAAAGCCGAGTGAAGCGGCACTCCGGGAATACGCACAGAACTATATCGACACCACGGACTTAACAGAGCCGGAGATCGATATCAAGATCGACTTTTTACAGCTCTGGAATACGCCGGGGTATGAGGACATCGTGGAAGCAGAGCGTGTTTCCCTTTGCGATACGGTCCATGTGTTTATCTCAAAGCTGGGAATCGAAGTCAGTTCCAAAGTCACCGAAACAGAGTATGACGCGCTACTGGAACGCTATAACAGCATCACGCTCTCAAACTCAACGGTCAGCAGCCGAAATTCTTCTCTGACAGGTTCGCTCAACAGCATCCGGAATACAGCGACGATTGCCTATGATACGGCAGTCCGTGCGGAAACGGCAGTGGGAGAGCAGGTCGGTGGGATCACAGCATCTATCATTTATGACGGTGCGCTTTTTGCTGCGCTGTTTGGCCTTCATTATAAAAATGAAACTGACAATAAGGGAAATACGACCCGGTATGCATTCAATGCGGCGACTTTGAAACAGTCCACGGTCGCATGGAAGAACAGCTCTGCTGGGTTGTTTGTATCCACGGATGGCGGTAAGACGTGGGGCTATGGCTGGGAGGCGGATGACACTGCAGTCAGGACAGCGATCCTGCTGGAACAGACCCTCAAAGAACTGGATGACCGCTATAAGAAAGCCACGGAGCTTTCCGAGGAGCTGCTGAAGGAACTGGATGAGCGGTACAAAACAGCGACCGCCATTTCTGCCGAGCTTCAGAAAACGCTCGATCAGCGGTACGAAACAGCAAAAAAGCTGTCCAAGGATTTATATGAGGAACTGGATAAGCGGTATGGCACCCTTACGGAAATCTCGGAAGATCTGCAAAAGGAGTTGGACGAGAGATACAGTGCGGCGAAGAAGCTGTCGGAAGAGGTCGAAAAAGAACTGGATGAAAAGTACCAGCCGAGTGTCCCGGTATCGGAAACCGCACCGGAAGCCCCAGCAGCAGATACGCTCTGGGTCGATAAGAAGAACCTTCGGTTAAAGCTTTGGGATGGAGAACAGTGGCAGACCATCGGCCATGAGCCGGAACAGCCAACGGAACCGACCACACCAACGGAACCGGAAAAGCCGGAGCCGGAGAACCCGGACACCGAAGGAAAAGATAATGGGAACAAAGAAGAAACAGATGATAAGAAGACCGATCAGGAAGGAGGGGGCGCGTAATGGTCACAAGCATTTATCAGAAAGTGGAGCTGTCGCTGACGGAGAATCTTATCCCGGTGACAGTCCCAGTCAAACAATATGACAACAAAGCACGGAAAGTTCGCTGTGTTTTGTATAACAACTCGGTGCAGTATTCCGTGCCACAGGACTGCATCGTTGCCTGTTCCGGTACCAGACCGGACGGTACGATCTTTCACTACACCAGCGAAACAGCATCCGACCTTGTGTTTGTTGAAAATGGGGCGGTCGTCTTTACGATCACGACCTTCATGACCGCACAGGCCGGGCGGTTTCCGCTGGATGTTGTTATGCTCAGCACAGCGGGGGATGTTCTTGGTTCGTTTTCCCTCACATTGAAGGTGGAGCGGGCAGCCATCAACAACGGCAAGATCGCCACTTATACCTACGCCGGTGTTGTGGAAGCCATCCGTCAGGGACTGCTGGAAGTGTATATCACGGATGCTGGCTATTTTGCTA